GGTAATCCTGAAACATATTCTGATGTTAGGTCAACCCAACCACCGTTAATACTATATTTCCAAAATTGGTCGATATTAACGTATGATTCATATCCATAATCTGTATTAATAAAAACACCACTAGTGAAAAATATCTCAGTAGAAGGTCTTGATAATAACACACTATTTGTTGCTCCCGATAAATTAGCAAATAAATAAGTAAATGCGTTTTCTTTAATTTTATTTGTTGAAAAAATCATTTGTTTATTATATATTTCTTCCGATGTTCCCGTAAATCCTGATAATGTACCACGAAACGGCCATAAGATATCAACTAACTTATAAAATTCATAATCTCCTGAACCTGAATAAGTACTAAATGTTGGTGTGGTAGCACTCCAAGTTGTTAATACCTCACCTATGGCTCCCGCCACAGCTCCACAAGTATTATCTGTGATACTATCTGGTTTACCTTTTCTTAACATTCTTCCCGCACGACCATCTATTGTTACACCAATATGAGGTGTACTTGTTATAAATAAAGTTCCGCCACTTGTAATGTGGCTAGCCCAAGCACCTAACCCAACAGTTCCAACAAATGGGAACCCTGCTAAACCACCTGACATAAACGGACCAAGAAATGTGTTCATAGAAGTTGGAAATTGTCCAATATTATCAACACCTGTAAATACGGGACCATCAACATCATCAGAACATATACCTTCGGCGTAAATAATATCATCAGGGGAATAACCTTTACTAGTAATAAATCCTTTTGTATACTCACCCCAAGATTCCGATAACGTTGACGAAGAATATGCTAAACCACCTTCCGGATTAACAATACCTCTAAGGGTAGTTGTATAACCTGATTGTAATGGAGCCGGCGCCGGCACATTAAAATTGTAACTATAGTTATATTCTAAAACATTAATATCATAATTACCATATGGATATGGTGTAATATTATTAAATGGTATTGTCTGAATACCTAAATTTTGTGGTGTCCCTCCGGATGCTGGAGTAAAGGTAACAGACGCGGTTTTACCTATTAAATTATTACTGATAATTCTTAAACCTATTGACATAATTATTTTTTTTGTTTTTTTTTATTTATTTATAAATATCAAACACTTTAAAAAAGTTAAAGTAAAATGTTTGATATAATATCATTATTTGGGATTATATCATCACCTAAATTATTATCAGGAATACTATTTGTTATAATATTGTTATTTGGTATGATGTCATCACCTAAATTATTGTCAGGAATATTACTCGTTATAATATCGTTATTTGGTATAACATCGTCATCTAAATTATTATTAGGGATTGTTTTATAAATAAAATCTTTGTCTTTAATTAATTCATAATTAAAATATACAAGTGATGGTGGTTGTGGTATAACAGAATGTGATACACAACAAGGATAAACTGATGTGTAGCAAGTATCATATTCTAAATCGTCAGCAATAAATGACTCTTGAATATATATGTTTAGTTTTTCCCTAATTGGTAATATTATATTACCGTCAGATGTCTTTATTAAAAATTGTCCTTCATTTCTACCCTCAACACTCGTGTCTTGTTTGGTAAATTGATAGTAAATATAATATTCAGGTTCTGCATTGGGGTCGTCAAATATTTTTTCAACAAACCCCGCTGGTCTTGAAGTTATTTTTGGAATACCTGTCTCAGAATTAACCATAGAAAAGAATATGGTTGAGGATTCCAATAATTCCATAAAATTATTGTAATCACTTCTACCATCTTTTACTACTTGAAGTTTAAGAAGAGGTAAGGTTGCGTTTTTCTTTATAAAAAATTCCATTAAAGTTTTTATTTATAAATACTTCAAAATATAGAATTAACTTTCTTTTCTTAATGAACCGTCATAATGTTCAAATCTATCGTGTTCCGTTGGTGTTAATAACAATAATCCCGGATTAATTTTTCCTTTAACAGTTTCTTGATAACAATAAGACATTAACGTCTGTTCAAATGGGTGAGCCCATTTTGTTTCTAAATAACACTTATAGTTACCTTCTCTTGTTAATATTATCGGCCAATTACATAAATAAACTTCCCCTGTCGCATATGATAACCCTTTATATGTCCTTATCTCCTTAAATTGTGTTTTAGGTGAATTAGGGTCTAGTCCTTGAACCGGTAATTTAGGGTTATTCGGCCAATGAGATTGTCTAAAATCTTGAGGGACATTATACCAACTCCATTGAACACTATTATCACCAAAAAATTCACTAAAATTTAATTTAAGAAAATCAAAATTTTCTTTTTTAACAATCTCTACTGATTTTTGATATAATTTATCAACAAAACGAGGGAACCCATTTCTACATACCTCACCTTTTTTTGGATAAAAAGCCATATCGTCTTCAAACCACCAATAACAATCTAAATCAGTTTCATCAAAATGTTCAGCAACAAACACTCTCCCCCCGACAATACCAATGTTGTCTTTTTTAATATGTTCAAAACCATATTGTTCACATAGTTCAAGATATCTTGGTGTTGTTGATAAATCGGTTGAGTTATCTAATAAGAATTTTTTTGGTTTATCAATAAAGTCAGAATCATAATCTAACATAGATTGGATTAATACCTCAAATTGTTTAGGTGAGTTAAATGCTATAACATACAATCCAACTTTGGATGTGTCTAAACTATTCGGTTTAATTGGTAAAACACTTTCTTTAACTTGAGTCGTGTTATTTTTTAAGTCCTCAAAAAATTTACCCATTAATCCATTATCTTCTATTTCTGAATAACTAATCAACTCAGGGTATTTGTATGTCATAATTGTAAATAACGATTCTTCAGTTCCCATTAACCCTTGTGATAATGTATCATTCATTAACCCGTAATAGATACCGTTAATATCTGATATAACATCTTTTCTTCCTCCGAAGAAACCTGCTCGAGCAACCATTTTAACTGGTTCTCCGGCTAATTCACATAATTCAGGATATTTAAATCCGTGGATTTCAGAATTAGTTTCATAAGGGAAACAAACAAAATGAAAATTTTTAACTAATTGAGGTAATTTATCTAAAACCTTATCGTGTGTAAAATATCCCGGGTGAATTGTATTTGTTAACCCAGCGTCAATCCAAAACATATATTCTGAATTAAACCTATCTAAAATTTTAGCATCGTGTAGGAGATAAATTTTTGACATAACCAACGGGTTATACATCTCTAATTTAGCTTGAGTTGAATCGGTTAACCATCCGACTTGATTATACCAATCCGGATTTGTTCTTATATTTTGTATTTTATCAAAAAAATCGTTGTCTTTAAACCAAGACAAACTTCTACGAACAAATTGTGTGTTTTCACTTCGTCTATTGTTTGACACAAATTTCTCTAACTCTTCGTCACCAAAAATAATCATATTCACATCAACTTGTAATAGTTGTTGAAATTTATCTAAATAATGTTGGAATGAACGAGACCAACCCTCTTGAAGGTCTCCTCTACCTATATCCCATAATCCTGTCACTAATGTTACTTTACTCATATTGTATCTCTAATTTTATATATTATTTTATCAACAAATTCATATTCCATAATTTTGGATAAGTCTTCGTAAAATAACCCATCCCCGAATACGTCTTCTTGAAACATTGGTAAATTTTTAGTATTAGGAATGACACCCATACATTTACCAATATTCCCTAGTGTTACTTCTTTTGTCGTCCAATTAATTGTTCCTCCCCATTTATGTTTAAAAATGTATAGTTTTTTTTCTGTAACGACTTCCCTTATATACTCAAAGGCATCATCAACATAATAATCATCGTCGTCCGCAAACATAATAAAATCACCGTCAAGGTTATTAATGTGTTTGTTTAATAAAGGGTGTCCAAACTTACCTAATCTATCCCCATCATTTATAATGTGATTTAATTTAAAATTAACATCATAATTAGATAAAACATTTTGAACAAACTCGTGATTTGTATCGGATATTATGGTAAAAGAATCGTTTTGGGTTAACTGATTTTTAAAACTATCAATCAATCTTGGTAATGATTCTCTTCCAATAGTTGTGCAAACAATGTTAAAAGAATAGTTAGACATCATATTTCTCATCAATTTTATATTTGTCGACATCCAATAAATCCATAAGGTCCAATATCCCTCTTTGTAAATCTAACCAATCACCAAAATTAAAAAATTTAACGTCATTTGTGTGAGTTAATATAGATAAAACCTCTTGTTCACTAATTAATTTACCTGTTGTTGTGTAATATGTTTCAAAAATCGATAAGTAATTAGATAAAACTTTTTGAATAGACTCACTTGTCCCTCCAAACATACCTCCGGGAACTAACTTAAAGTCTGTGTTAAACATATTAACAAGAACTGCTTTTAATTCGTAATTAACCTGAATTGATTCTCCTCTTAAACAAATAAAACCATTCTCAGATATTTTTTCATTTATTTTATTTAAAAATAATTCTGAATGGGCAAAAACATTAATGTAATCTCTCCATCTATCGTGACAACTAGTTCCAAAAAGTCCGGAATCAATCCACACAACATTTTTATTATCTTCACACTCATCGAGTAAAAATTGTAACTTATTAAAAATAACTTCTACATAATTTTTAACACAATAAATTCTATCGTAAATTTCCCCTTCGGCAAATTTAACTAATCTAATTGGGTTTATGTTGTTTAGGTAATTTTCAGAATTTAATTCGTGAAACTTTATGGTTACATTTGGTTGGTTAAATTGTTCACCTAAATGATATTTGTCGTAAGTGTATTGATTAGTGTAAATAACATATTCAAAACCTTCAAAAATTATACTACGTAATGTTTGGGTTAATAATGGATATGATTTATATACCATACCACCTCTGGAATCTTCATAGTTTAATTCATAAACTGATGTAATAATTTTTAATACCATTTGTCGTGATTGGGGATTAATAAGTTTATGTGTTTGCTAGAATTGTTTTTTAAGTCAACACCGTTATGTAATGCTGAGAAACACATTTCATCTATATTACCCGCAGGTATATTATATAAATTGTCAACATATTTAATCTCAATACATTCATCCCAAGTTTTTAAAAATGAATAAAATTTATCTTTATCAATATCTAAAAATTGAATGCAGTCTTCCGGCATCCACATATCCACTTTATTATATTGAACGTCAAATTTATTTTCATAATGTAAGTATCGTCTTCCTAACATACTATTTGTCTCAACCTCTTTTTCAAAAAGATAGGTTACTTGACCGGCAACACTATTAGGTATAAAACACTCTAACACATTTTTTTTTGTGAATAATGATTTGTTTGGTATAACATCCGTATCTGTTAAAATTACTTTAGTAAATCCACTATCTAACGCAAATTTTACTGAGAATCTTTTAACTGAAAAATCAAAATCATAATAATTCGTATTATATGTCACATATTTTTCATTATATTCCTTAATATGTGAAACAAATACATAATCTTCTTTAGTAATTGATTCCGGATTATCTGTAACTATGAAAATATTTGGTTTATCTTCAAATTCTTTAAATGATTCTATCATTCTATTTGTTTGGGCATAATATCTATCACCATAACAAAATGTTGCTATCGCATATTCCATATTTTTACAAATTACCTGTTATTCTTTCACACCAACCTTTTGACTTACTAAACGGCCAAACAACCCAGTATTTTGGTTTATGAACAGTTTGGAAATCTCTCCAAACTTTACAATACCCATCAGGGTCTCTCATCATATTATTAATCTCATTGATATCAGCATCTTTTCTAAAAAGTGTTTCATCTTTTTCATCGTGGAAAGCAACAACCCAAAATTCGTAATCTTTTTCAGGAACTTGAGAAAATCCAATGTCGATACAATGTTTAAAGATACTAGCGTAACTTGCCAACCATTCTTCCTCAGTTTCAAATATTTGAGGATTAGGTGCGTAATTTTTATCTAAAGTATATTGTTGAACAGCTCTATTTGAAAATTTAAGACCTGAATAAATTTCATAATCTTTTAAAGTTCTTTCAGTTCCGAACCCGTAAAAACTAAAGTCCATTGTAACGTCTTCACCGTCCATACCAAATAGTTGACGATTCTTTTTATGAGATAATTCATTTTTCTTACCCCACTCTTTATCATCATCCCATTGTTTGGTTCTACCCTTACGAGTATATTCGTGCCAAATAACAGTTTTGTGTGGGTGAAATAAATCGTATCCGTGTGTAAATGCTCTAACAGCGATTGAGATTTCTTCTCCGTGGAAATAGAATTCAGGGTCGTGTTGAACCTCGACACTAAATTGTCCCAATGTAAATGCCATATGGGCGGAGTAAAATCTTGAGGTAACGGGTTCTTTAAGATTTTCCCACCCCGGAATTGTTTCAGGTAAAAAGAAGACGGCACCTTCCGGTATAAATCTATCAAAAGCCATTCTCCAAGGTTCTTTAACTCTACTTGCCGGGTCATTGTCCGGGTCGAATGAAGAAACATAACCTGTTAGTAAAGGTTTCTTAAATCCTTTCTTTTGAAGTTGTTTAACCATTTTGATTAGGGTGTCGTCCCAATCTTTTTCAAATCTCATATGAGAATCGATTTGTAAGGTATATTCTTCACCTTTATATAGTTGTTGAACTTGGTTTCTTGCCCAACAAACCCCTTTGGATTCGGTGTATAGAACATCAATAACTCTAAAACGTTTATCACCTTTGAATTCTGATAAATTATCAAAACCATCTTCCGGATGATATTGACGACAAATACCGATTACTAAATTTTTAGGTTTCTTTGCATTCTCCAACATTGATTTAATTGTTGGGATAAGTTGGGGGTCACGATAGGACGCAATTTGGACAAATATCTTCATTTAATATCTTTTTATTGTAAAAATAATATTTTTTATAAAAAGATAAATAGAAATTATATTCCACCATCAATAATTGTCCAACCATACGTTCCGGTTAGAATTGCTCTACCGGCTGAACTACCGGCAGTATATTTAATTGTTCCAAAATTAATGTTAATTCCAGAGGTTAATGTTGGTAAAGAACTCCATCCATTATAAATTGCGTCAAGATTTGTTGTTGAGTAATCACTAAATGTTTTACCATTCATAAATCCATTAAAGTTTGTTACGCCGGTAACGTTCCAAGAACCAATATTTTGATTAAATCCTACTGAACCAAACATATTTGACATATTAGTCACATTACTAACGTTCCAAGAACCAATAGGTTGATTGAATTGTGTTGCTCCGTTAAACATCTGTTGCATATTTGTTACATTACCAACGTTCCAACCACTAATATTTTGATTAAAAATACTACACGTAGCAAACATTAATCTCATTGTTGTAACATTAGAAGTGTCCCAACTAGTTATATTACCATCAAATGCGTAATCAAACCAAAACATATAATCCATATTAGTTACTGAACTTACATCCCAAGAATTAAGGTTTTGGTTGAATATTGTGTTAAAAAAGAACATACCTTCCATAGTTGTAACATTTGATACATCCCAAGAATTAATATATTGATTAAATGGGGATAAACTAAACATATAATTCATATCTGTAACATTACTTACATTCCATCCCGATAATGGTTGGTTAAATGATGTTGATTGATAAAACATATAATCCATTTTAGTAACACTACTAACATCCCAAGAATTAATTGGTTGGTTAAATGGTGTTAAAGGGAACATATCACCCATATCAGTAACATTATATGTTGTCCAACCACTAATCATTGGTGAACCACCGTTATTAAATGATGTGCAACCATTAAAAGTTCCTTTCATATTAGTAACACTACCAACATTCCAAGAACTTAAATTTTGGTTAAAAACGGTATTTTGTAAGAACATATAACTTATAGATTGAACATTTGATACATCCCAAACACCAATTGGCTGATTAAATAAATAAGTGTTATCAAACATTGCTCCCATATCAGTAACATTACTAACATCCCAACCTGATATGTCGTCATTAAAATTATGACACTCAAAAAACATACCTTGCATATTTGTTACGTTTGATGTGTTCCAAGAATTTATAAAAGGGACTGTTGTTAAATTAGTACAATTCTCAAACGTATAAGATAAATTATTTGTTCCCGTTAAATCTAAAACATCGGTAACATTTGATAATGATAAATTATTACAATTAGAAAAATACGAACCACTATTACCCAAACGTAAACAACCCCACTGTAGAACTTCTCTAATTTTATTTCTACTAATAGGGTTAACACCAAACGACCACCCAATTAATGTCCCTGTTATTGTTATTATATAATCACCCGGAGTTACATATGTGTGTGTTCTATTATCGTAAATATTATTAGAGGTTTCCCCATCACCCCAATCAATTGTTCCATAATAAAACCCCGAAGTTTCATATGGTAATGTAATTGATTCGTTTATAGTTGTTGTTCTCCAAACAGAGATAAAGGATGGTGGTATAACAGGATTACAAGTTTGATATTTAACACATACCTCACAAAAAATGTATGTTGTTCCGTGGTCCCAAAAATCGGTTACCCAAGTCACAATTTTAGATACACTAATAATTTCTAAACACTCACCAAATGAATTGACAACCGCAGTTCCCGGTAAAAAGTTAGACGGTAACATAATATATTTTATAATCTTTTTAGCACAACAAGATTGAACTTGGAACAACACATACTTAACAGGTGTTGTTGGTGTGGGAGTGTGAGTCGGAGTTGGTGTAGGTGTATGAGTCGGAGTTACCGATGGTGTTATTGATGGTGTAGGTGTTGGTGTGGGTGTTGATGTTGGACACGGATAGATAAAATTGGCTTTCTGACAATGGTAAATACTCGGTTGAGAACCCATCGCAATAAATGAATAGAAATTGTTTGTAGATGAACTAACAACATAAGTGGCACATCCAATGAAACCACTACTTTCAATATAATACGCTCCTGACAGAGGACTAAATGATATTGGTATGTTTGATAAGGTAAATTGGTTTGATGAATCACAACTATCCTCAAAATAACCAACTATCGGTGGTAATGTTGGAGTGGGTGTCGGAGTGGTGGTTGGTGTAGGTGTTGGTCCGGGGCAAACATCCCCAACACAAATATTAGATGAAACCTGAATTATTAATCCACTATCACCATACGGAAATTGACCACAAACATATAATGTGGTTGCCGAGTAAATCTCACCATAGATTAATGTCCCGTCACATTGAGTATACCCAAAATTTAATGTTACCCCTAAAGGGTTATCAATTGAGATACAATTACAAACGGAATTTGTTGGTGTGGGAGTGGGTGTTGTCGTTGGTGTTTGACTAGGAGCAGGTTCACCACAAAAATGATATTGAATTTCTTCACAACCAATGTTATCTGTGACTATCACTAAGACTTCTTGAGAACCTGATAATTCTGTTGGTATGTTTAGAATTAACGGGACTGATGAGACAGCTGTCGCAACAACATAACAATACGTTCTTGTTATATCACATATTGATATGTTATATGGGGAATGTCCGGATAAACTTGTGATTTCAATTACTTGCATAAACTATTCATTATTTAATAAATAGTCCTAATTAACCAATTGAAATTACTAACCCATTTTTAATTACAACAGTTAATCCATCAACGGTTTTAAATGTAGTTGTTATACCGGAAAAAATAGGTTCTTCATTTTGGTTAATAATTAACTCTTCCGAATAAAGAGTGTCTGATGGTATATAAATTTGTTGATTATCAATATCGTCTAATGATAAAGCAACAAATGCGTCATATAAAAAATAACCTAAATCAAATTGATTGTTGTCAAATTCACTTCTTGTTGATTTAAAATTTTTATATACTTCATCATTTAACGATAAACGTATTTCGATTGCATCCCAATTCTTACAATCGGAAATCCCATTTTGTGTTTTTATTGCGTCTAACACAATAGAATTAGAAACGTCATTCAATAGATTTTTAACTGAAATACTATCCATTGTATTAATATCCCTTCTCATTATTAAAAGACTATTTATTTCTAAAATATTTTGATATAAAACAATCGTCAAAAAATTCCAATTTGTATATTCCATATTATGTATTTTTTAATATCATTATTGTTAATGTGCCTTGGTTTATTGCTCCAAAACCACCACTTACCGTGGCGTTTTGACCCTGAACAGTTGCTGTATCAACCTCAACAGTATGAATTCCTGCTGATAATGTTATAATAACCGACATATTCCAATTTGCGACCCAGTTTCCTACCGTAGCATTTCCCGTTGGGTTGTCGGCATACATTCTTTGATATCCACCGTTGGGTAATATAATACCATCCACCACTAATGCCACATCAATTGCCGAACCACTAGTTGTTGTGGTTCCAACGGTATTAACCCCACCATTTGTTTGTATACAAACCATAGTTTGTGTAGGTACAGTTATTGTAGTGGTCAATCCCGGTATTAATGTTAGTAATGTAGTTGTATTGGTAACGAGTAATGAGGTAGAACCTGTTATCATCGTACCAAATTGACCCAACGTAAGTGCACTACCATTACCAAAATATGTTCCACCACTAATTGTTGTTCCTGAGATACCCCCGGTTGATGATATAAGTCCGGTCGATGTTACTGAACCATCATCTTTAACATCAAATACTTCAGTATTTGCGTAATTTTTCAACGTTAAATAACTTTGAGGAGTAAATACAGAAGGTGAGTTTAGTTTAACAACTAAATTATCAAATTGTAAATTTTGATTTGCTGCGGTTGAATAATTAAAGAATACTCCAAGAGAACTCATTAAACTAGACGTGTATGTACTATCAACTGCACTACCAATTAATGTTGTTACGGTTGTAGGGTCACCCCACGCAACTGCACCATCGTCTCTGAAATAGTATGTCCAAGTATTTGTTGATGGCGTATATACAATTCTTGCACTAACATAATTAGTACCTGCCGCGAAAACACCTCCTGAAATTATATCTGTTCTAGTACCAAATAATCCACTGGTATATCTAACTAACCTCCAATTTCTTGTTCCTGTTCCACCATAAACTAATGCGTATCCGTTACCGGTATTCAGAAGTGTTCCACTAGTACCCGCTAAAACAACTGCAGCTCCATAGGTACCGGCTGAGAATCCTGGAAATATGGTGTTTCTATTTGTTCTTAGATTAAATGACCATTCAACATTTACAGTATTTAATGATAATGTTGGATTAAATGGTGAGTTAAAACCGGATAATGGTACCGTAGTGTATGACTGACCCGCAGGATTTCCGTTTGCAATATTTAAATAAGTTGATGCCGTTATTGTTGCATTACCAGCACCTGTATTTGTATTTGTGTAGGTTAACGATGGTGAACCTCCGGGTGATAGAGTAACTCTATTATAATCATCAGTAAATGCTGAAACAGCAATCGGTGTTGACGGTAGATTGGTTGAGTTAAGAACTACAGTTCCCCCACTTATTGTTGTTGCGGATATTGTATTTGCCGTTAAACCTCCTGTAAATATTGTTGCTCCCGTTACTGTTCCTCCTGATAATGGTAAGAAAGGTGTTGGTGGTAAATTTTGGTATGTTGTTGCTGAAATAGTAGTGGCGGTTAAACCTCCTGTAAAGTTTGTTGCACCTGTCACTGTTCCTCCTGATAATGGTAAGAAAGGTGTTGCCGGTAAATTAAAATAAGTTGTTGCTGATACTGATGTCGCACCAAAAGTACCGTTTACATCTAAATTAAAATTTAATATTGGATTGACAACATTTGTATTAACACCAACATTACCATTCCCTAATTCTTGAAGGATTAAATTCCCTGGATTTCCACCCCCGTTTGACCTAGAACTAATTGACTTCCCATTAGTTGACCCCGTGATATCCCCGTAAAATAGTATATTACCTGATATCCCCGGACTATAATTATCGGTTGTGATTATTAATGGGCTCGAGTTATTTTTTAGTATTACTTGACCTGTTACCGTTCCACCTGATAAAGGTAAGAAAGGTGTTGGTGGTAAATTTTGGTATGTTGTTGCGGATATTGTAGTTGCAGTTAACCCTGATGCAAATGTTTGTCCCGCACTAAAATTATTATCAATATTTGTTAATGCTAAATTATTATATTTGTTTGAATCTAAATGATAATATTGGTTAGGAAGACCTCCTTGTATGTTCGTTAAATCATTGTGAACTCCGGGAGCACCACTTGGTTGAAATACTGATGAAAATGCCGACTGTGTAATACCTGTTGTCGCACTTACCTCAATAATAATCCTACCAACCAAAAATGTGTGTGATGTAATTAGTTCAGGTAAATTTGGTTCACTTGAAGCGTCCGCTAATAATATATTATCGAATTGTCCATCACTAACCACCTCATATAAGTGGTCATTTAATTCTTGTCCTCTAAAATACCAATTAACTAAATATTTTCCTGCGGTTGCTGATACTAAATCAGTACCATTATCATAGTAAAGATTATTAATTGTATTTGCTGTTGTGGTATAAACCCACGTACCGCCTGAATGGAAATTTCTAAAAAAAAGTCCTAATGAAGTTGTGTCATTAACTATTTGACGATTAGTGGCGTTCCAAACAACACCTGAAGATAAGGTTACAATACCTGTACTTCCACTTAAACCTAACGAACAACCACTTTCTCTCGCGAATCTATCTGTATATACAATACGTTCATTTAATTTACTTGGTAAACCCGCACCCTCATCACCAAACTCTAAAACGTGAATAAAATTATTTGTTCGATAGACAATCATATATAATAGAATACTACTAAAATCAACAGTCCCCTCATTATCTAAAACATTATATCTAGGAACCCCATTATTATATTCAATTATAATATAATTTGTGTCGTTATTTATTAATGCCGGAAGTGACCCGACACCTGTGGTTCCGCTTGAAATTGAATAAAATTTAAGAGGCTCAAAAAAATTAGGGTTGTCGTATAATGCAACCGTTATCTGCGGTAAATTAATTGACCCGTCATTATTACTTGACCAACCTGTGTTACCACTAATAACTCCCGGGTCATAATTAGATGGTCCAAAAATATTAAAAGTACCACCTGTACTATTTGTAAAAATAGTGTTGCCTTGGAAATATGTTCCTCCGGTAATAAAAACGTCTTTTGGTAAATTATAATATGTTGTTGCCGAAATTGTGTTTGCGGTTAAACCATCTGTAAATATTGTTGCTCCCGTTACTGTTCCTCCTGATAATGGTAAGAAAGGTGTTGCAGGCAAATTTTGATATGTTGTTGCGGAAATTGTGTTTGCAGTTAAACCATCTGTAAATATTGTTGCTCCGGTCACTGTTCCTCCTGATAATGGTAAGAAAGGTGTTGCAGGCAAATTTTGATATGTTGTTGCCGATATTGTGTTTGCAGTTAAACCATCTGTAAATATTGTTGCTCCCGTTACTGTTCCTCCGGTAAATGTTTGAAGAACTCTCCAAGAAGCGTTTGTATCGTCATAACCATTAATACCTGATATTGTTGATGCCGTCCAAGCATTAATTAACACAATACCTTCAGGTGAGTTATTTTTAACCGTTGTTCCAAAATTTGATATAACTACTGTAGAACCCCCCGGACCTGTTGCTCCGGTAGCGTTGTTCCATAACGTATCATAATTATCAATATTGTATTGATATATTTTTTTGGTTTCATAAACATAAACTAACATCCCTAATTTTCTTCTACCTGAAGAAATGTTGTCAGAATTTAATGTTAACACATTAGGTGAAAAAATTTGACCCGTCCCAATTTGTAACTGAACCGGAATCGTATTACCGGAATATTCAACTAAACCTTGATAACCGTTAGGGATTATGTAATCTAAATCGGTTAAATTGTAAACTTCCATATACCCCCCTGTTTGAAGGATACTGAAATTTGTTCCAAATGTTGCGTTATTACGAACAGAAGGATTACCTAATGATTTTATAGGTGAAACTGGTATGTTATTTAAAAAATTACTCATATTATTGTGTTATGGTATTACCTCTAAAATAAATATTATTGTTATCGGTAATGTTAAATATTATGTTAGGATATGTTGTATAAACTCGGTATGTTGTTTGTGGAATTGTTGTTCCGGTGTAGGTAAATGTATATGTGTTAATTGCATCTTCAGTATATATATTTGTTAATAAATTAGAATCATTACTTTCATTAAAATCAATAATTGTTTGTCTTCCATTATTAGTTAATGAAATTGGGATAATCCAAATATACCACCCTAAACCACCAACATAACCTTGCAACACTTCGGTTGTTAAGAAATTATAGGCAACTATTGGGTTACCAAAACTATCGAGCCCTCCTGAAATTTGAGGAACCGTTTGACTAATTATTGGTGGGAACTCACCACTAGTCCAACCACTGAAATCAACATATTTGTTCATATCAATATTAAATTGTGTTTGGTCTTGTGTTGGTTGTGTATTGTTTGTAAAACCAAAGAAATTAGAACCACTATCATACATCCATTGACCAATACTTTCAGACCCACTTACAGGTTCAATAAATAACTTAGCATAATATACCGGAGTTGGTGTTAATGTTGGTGTTGGTGTATTTGTCGGAGTGTGTGTATTGGTTGGTGTTTGTGTTGGTGTTGGTGGTATTGGGGCGTAACATCCACATGGGTTCGTACAAGTCTCCGTAGGTGTTATTGTTGGGGTCGGTGTGGTAGTTGGTGTAGTGGTGGTTGTTGGTGTTTGTGTAGGAACTTTACAAGGGTTGAAAGAAGGAGTTGGGGTTAGTGTTGGTGTAGCTGTCGGTGTTTGAGTGTTTGTAACAGTCGGTGTTGGTGTTGGTGTAGGAGTAGGAACCGGAACATTCATAATAACAGGACAATCCGCCCCCTCAACTAATATAGTGTAAACACCATATACATTACGAGGTGGTGTTAATAATGACGGATTAAACACATAAGGTAATATTTGATTACCTAAATTTATAACCACATTAACACCGTTAGGTTTAAACAAAATATTTGCAACCTCCCCACTATAATTTATACTTTGTATCGTTATTGTATTTGACATATTTTATTTTTTTGTTAACCTGTTATTAATACCCTTAAATTATCAAATTGTAAATTTTGATTTGCCCCTGTTGAATAGTTAAAGAACACACCAAATGAACTCATTAATGATGAGGTATACGTACTATCAACCACACTACCAATTAACGTACTTACAGTTGTTGGGTCACCCCAAGCAACAGCACCATCATCTCTAAAATAATATGTCCAAGTATTTGTTGCCGGAGCGTATACAATTCTCGCACTAACATAATTAGTGTTTGCCGCGAAAACACCTCCCGTAATTATGGTGGTTTGTGTTCCCGCTAAACCACCGGTATATCTAACAAATCTCCAGTTTCTTGTTCCCCCACTACCATAAACTAATGCGTATCCGTTACCGGCATTTTGAAGGTTAGTTGTTGTACTTGCTAATACAACTGCTCCTCCGTATGACGACGCAAGAAATCCTGAGAATATGGAGTTTCTATTTGTTCTTAAATTAAACGACCATTCAAGTGTTCCACTATTACTCGACAATGTTGGGTTAAATGGTGAACCAAATCCTGAAAGAGGTACTGTGGTATATGACTGTCCCGCAGTACCACCGTTTGCAATATTTACATAAGTTGATGCCGATATTGTTGCATTACCCGTACCAGTATTTGTGTTTGTATAAACTAAAGATGGTGTTCCACCCGGAGATAATGTGGCTCTATTATAATCATCAGTAAATGCTGAAAAAACAGTCGGTGTTGAAGCCGATGTTGGTGTAGGTGTTTGTGTTGGTGTAGGTGTGTTGGTTAATGTTGTTGTTGGTGTTTGAGTCGGTGTTTCAGTTAATGTTGGTGTTGGTGTAGGGGTTTCCGTATTAGTTGGTGTTGGTGTAGGGGTTTCCGTATTAGTTGGTGTTGGTGTTGGAACAATAAATATACCACCATCTGTTATTGTCCAAGCATAACCTCCACTTCCGGTTGAACCTGTAAGGATAGCTTTTCCTGAGGAACCTGTTGATGTATAATTGGCTGAACCAAAATTAATTGTTACTCCTGTTTTTGGGTTTTTTGTGGACCATCCATTATAAATAGAATCTAAATTTGTTGTCGAGAATGTTGCTGGTGTTTTTCCTAACATAAAATTAGTAAAATCGGTTACACCTGAAATATTCCAATTTCCAATATCTTGGTTAAATTGTGAATCACTAAACATTTGGTACATATTATCAACTTTTGAAACATTCCAACTCGAGATATCTTGGTTAAATTGTGAATTTTGAAACATAGCTCTCATATTAGTAACACCCGAAACATTCCAATTATTTATAGGTTGATTAAATTGTGACCCATAAAACATTTGTTGAGTGGAAACAACTTTTGAAACATTCCATCCTGACAATGGTTGATTAAATTGTGAATCTTGAAACGCTGCTACCATATTAGTAACCTTTGATACATTCCAATTTCCAATAGGTTGGTTAAATATTGAATTACCAAACGTAAAAAACATACTTGTTACATTTGAAACATTCCATCCCGATAATGATTGATTAAATGAGGTGTTACCATTAAACATCGCACTAATACTAGTTATACCGGACATATTCCAATTCTCAATTGGTTGGTTAAATGTACCACTATCAAACATACCCTGTACACTAATAACTTTTGAAATGTCCCAATTTCCTATTGGCTGATTAAATTGTGACCCTTTAAATATTTGTTGTAAATTAACATTTGAAATATTCCATCCGGATAATGGTTGGTTAAATTGACTACCATCAAACATATTTTGCATATCGGTTACACCTGAAACGTTCCAATTTCCAATAGGTTGGTTAAACTGACTATTTTGAAACATTGAACGCATACTTTGAACTTTTGAAATATCCCAATTAGCGATTGGTTGATTAAATGGTCCATTAGAACTTGAAAACATTCGCTCCATAGTTGTTACATTTGAAACGTTCCAACCACTAATATCACTATTAAATTGAGTGTTAAAAAACATACCATACATACTTGTAATACCAGAAACATTCCAATTATTTACATTATTTATTGTTGATAAATTGTTACAACTAGTAAACATTCCTTGTAAACTTGTTATACCACTTAAATTTAATGTATCACTAACATTTGTTAATGACAAATTACTACAATTACTAAATTGACTAGTGGTTCCAACACCTAAATTAAAATAAGGTCCCCACTGTAATATTTCGTAAATATTACCATAACTTCCAAAGTAATTACCGAAACTAAATTTATTAATTAAACCATATATAGTCACAGTATAGTATCCCGGTGTTGTATATGTGTGAGTTTTATTTGCATTTGTGTTTGCTGAGGTACTTCCGTCCCCCCAATCTATAGTTCCTGAATATGTTCCTAAAGATGAATAAGGTAATATTATTGATTCTGAAGCGGATGTTGTTCTCCAAACAGAAACAAATGGTGGTGGTGGTGTTGATGATGGGGTTACTGTTTGTGTTGGTGTAGGTGTTTGAGTCGGTGTTTCAGTTAATGTTGTTGTTGGTGTTGGTGTATTTGTTGGGGTTTCAGTTGGTGTATTTGTTGGTGTTTCTGTATTAGTTGGTGTTGGGGTTTGTGTCGGAGTTTGCGTAGGTGTTTCTGTGTTAGTTGGTGTTTGAGTAGGTGTATTTGTTGGAGTTTCAGTTGGTGTTTGAGTCATTGTTGGTGTTGGGTTTGGTTGTGGGCAAACATTAATATTTACCACTTCTCCTATATTGTTTACATAAAAATAACCATCATAAAAGTTATAATATCCTTGAGAAAGGAGTGCTCCTCTATTATTTGTATATATTATACATCCTACTGTTATTGCAGCTAAACATGCTGCAGAGGTGTAGGAAGTAATAGGTGTAGGAAGAACAGATGGTGTACAAGGAGTACCAAGCCCCCACGAAGATAGATTAATTGTAACTAAAGATGGTGGTGTTGGAGTAGGTGTTGAGGTTGATGTCAAAGTAGGTGTTGGTGTAGGTTGTGGGCATACATCTATATTTAATACTAACCCTTCCTTATCGATATACAATAGTCCTGGTGTTCCATCCCATCTATTGTAATATCCTTTCTCAGCATTTTCTGTTCCTTCTGAATCAAGATACAAGTGACATCCAACAGTAATAAAATCAACACACGATTGTTCTGTATATAAAGTAATTAAACCTAATAAACAAGAAGTCTCACAAGGTATGCAACCTTCATAAGAAAATAAACCTTGTATTAAAACTAATGGTATAATTGGTGTAGGGGTCGGAGTTGGTGTTAAGGTATTTGTTGGAGTATTAGTTGGAGTTTCTGTAATAGTCGGAGTTGGAGTGTTTGTCGGAGTTTCAGTTAAGGTTTGAGTTGGTGTTTCAGTTGGAGTATTAGTCGGAGTTAAGGTTTGTGTTGGTGTTATGGTATTAGTCGGAGTTAAGGTTTGTGTTGGTGTTATGGTATTAGTTGGAGTTACGGTATTAGTTGGTGTTATGGTATTAGTTGGAGTTACGGTATTAGTTGGTGTTGGGGTTGGTGTTGGTTGGATTAAAATTATTTCCCACGTACTTCCATTCGGAGTTCCCGATAATTGACTAAAAAATGGTTCCCCATTATAGTTGTTATAATCTTCATTTATTGTAACAATAGTTTGTCCTGATAAATCCCCTAAACTAACCGTAACACCAGTAAATATTGTAATCGGAGTCCCACTATAGACATTTAGAACATTTTCAAAAGTAACATTTATTTCTTCACTATATGAACGGTTCAATACTAATCTATAATACGCAATTATAGAACCCGGTGTATATTCCACGAAAAGGGTTAAATTTAATGGTTCTGATGTGGGTGTTGGTGTTTGAGTATTGGTAGGTGTTGGAGTAGGACCATTAATCACATATGTAAAATCATCAACCGGACAGAAATTTTCACCACAATCAGGGCAATCAGGATTAAACATATCAAACGTATCTTTTAATAATTTAAAATTATGTTTAACTTCGTCTGATGATAATGGCTCCACATACATTCTGAATTGAGATATACCCCCATCAAATGTTCCACCAAAATTTTGTTCTAATAATATATCAGTCGTTAATCCACTAAACGTTGTTCCTAACAAATCGTTAGTTGGTAAACATTCCGGGTCTTGGATATAAGTTGTTCCGGTAATTGCCGAGAAAGTTAAATTTTCTCTTAAACCTTGGGTTCCACCACCCCACGAAATATTATAAGGAACACCGACTTGTTTTTCCTTATCTGTGGATAATGCTCTTGGGATAATTTCCTCAATATCTTGAAATGTGTGGAATATTCTTCCATTAATGTATATTTTTAATCTTCCTTTTCTAAAATCCTTATCAATCAACCATTTCTCATTTAGATTAACCAAATCAATTTGTTGTGGGTCAGTCCCACAAGTTTGTGTATATGGAACAGTGATTAACTCTTTTGAGTTATTTGCTAATCCATCTAAATATTTTTTCTCCGTGATATCTCCAATACCCCCTCTATACCATAAGTCACAAGTGTCTAACCAAGTATATCTCTCCCAAACGGCTGTAATATGAAACCAATGTTCCATATCTAAATAACTTGGATTAACTTCTAAACAATAAGGATAAATTGGTGGTGTACAATAATTGTCTATAGTGTATCCTGTTGTGTAAGTAATTCCTGTTGTTGAACAACTTCCACTAGTCTCACATCCTCCGGTAAATCTTAGTAATCTAACACCAATTTGAGGGTTATGTGGGTCACCACATAATTTAAATGATAATGCGTTTGACATTGAATCAAACAATGGGTCACTCTCACAAGTATTCTCAACTGAACCCGGAGTTACATTACAATTATCACAAGTTTGACAATCGTTACAAGATATACATTGTACACAAGTACATCCCGCAGTACAAGCCGTGATTGGTTCGCAATTTGAAGGGACCGGTATCGGAGTTGGTGTTGGAGTTGGTGTTGGTGTAGGTAATGGACAATCGTGTATTTTATATTCCCAACCACAACTAATACAACCATCACAATCCGCTTTAGTTGGTCTAGGTGGATAAACATAGATACATCTACTATTAACAACAGAATTATTACAACAAGCACAAGTTGTTAAACCTGTGACCTCTGAGGTAACTCTAGTGTAACCGGTAAAACATCTTGGGTGTCCGTCGGCGTAATGATAGAATTTATTTTCAGCACGAGCCCCAAAGTAAAAGAATATATCTTTGTTGTTTGGGTAAATCTCATTTAAGGTTGTTTCACCTAACGATGGAGTATATTCGTTAATTAATCTTGGTTTTAACAACATTTCAACCGACCATCCTTTATTCATTCTTTCAGGAAAAATGTTATAGTCATAACCAAATAATCTATAGAACCCTTGATAGAATCCACCATAAAGTTCGTGGTATCTACCTACACTATCATTTTTACTAACAACCTCATATAATATTGTGTCATTAAAACCTGAGAATCTAACATTAGAACTAGTGTATCCTGTAACTTGAAATAACTTTAATCGTCTATCAAAAGACAATCTATTGAATTTGGTGTAATCATTAATACCGTTTGTAAATGTGATTGACTGTCCCGTCATTGATTCCACCAACCCATTGTCAATCCCGGTTAAACCAATATCACAAGATGTATTAGCGGTTAAACAAAATAAATCAACATTATCAGGGTTGTAATAGTTTTTAGAAACAAAAAGATTATTGAAGTTATAGTTTTTATAGTATAAATCAATTTGTTGTGCAGAAATTGGGTTATTAATATCAAAATTAATAGGTAATTTATTACCATATGTCTCGGCAATTAAATAAGGGGAAAAAACAACCTCTTCTTTATAGTTTCTTTCATCAGTAGATAATGATATATCACTAACGTCTAACGCTAATTTTACACCCCAATTTGGTTTCGGAAATTGATTTATATTTTGACTCACAATCTTTTTTATGATAAATAGTCAGAAACGAAGTATTTATATATAAAAAGTTGATATGATTAATTTTAATACCGAATATTTTGGGAACAATTGTTACTTCTACATTAAAGATAGAGGTAACAAAATATCCCTTTATTATAATGTGGCGGACACTTTAACGGAATCAAGAAAGTCTGACGATAAACTTGAGTTCGATAAAAAAGACGAAAAAAAAGTTAAAGGTGTGGTTTCTTCAGCGTTAAAAACAAAATCAAAAGTTTCTAAAAAAGCTTTAGATAAAAAACTTAAAGGAATTAAACCCAAAGAAGAAATTGACGAATTTGTTGATGAGGACGGTAATATGTTAGGTTCAAGAATACCAAATCTTAGTCAAGTGTTAACTCCACACAAAACTATGGACCAAACCATTGCAATGTCAAGAGCGACAAACGACCCATTAACAAGAGGTTATCGTGTTTATTATGGTGAAAGTAAAAAAGGTTCAGATGAAGTAATTAATGAAGTTGATTATTCAGAGGCTTTTGGATATGAAGAAACAAAAGATATGGACTTTAAAGATACCGTCAAAACTCTTGAAGAAATGGGTGTTGAGAACGCAATCGAAAGAGCTAAAGAATTTGGTAAACTACCAAAGGCAAAAAAAGAAGACGGTGAATTAAGACAAAGATTATCAGAAAAGGATACCATAGAAGAACAACAGAAAAAAATGATGAAGAAAATGGTTGAGGATATTTTAACCAAAAAATCAAAAGATTCTTCTGATGTTATTAAAAACACCGGTGTTAGTAAAATATTAAAGAAAAATTTACAAGTAATTAAAAATATTGCAGATAAAGAAGGTATTAGTATCAATACTCTGATAAAAGCGTTAAAATCTTCAGATGAATAGTGATTTATACGGAAAGACATATACGGTACCGCAAGACGTTATTGAATATTTAGAACAATGTAATCAAGCTGTTGGGGAAGTTGATGAAACTACCGAAGGTTTTAAACGTAATAAAGATTTGCGTGAAAAAGGTGAGGTGACTTATCAACAACTAAAACGAATGAAGAATTGGTTTGATAATTTCAATGGACATCAAGATGAGACTTCCCATATTTTAAATGGGGGACACTACGTTAAAGATTGGGTGAACAATACCCTAAAAGGAGATAGAGATAGTATTAATACCGGAAAACAATCAAAATCGGAAGTATTACCAAATCAATACATTAACCCTCACGAAAAAGAAGGGATTAAAGATATGAATAGACCGAATCAAAAACATAGTTCATCAATTAATAAATTTGACACCGCTATCACAGAGAGTCTAAAAAGAATAAACGAATTAATACAAAAAATATAACAATTATGCCAGTAAATGAACCATTAAATTTTGAACAACCATCTAATGATTTGTCATCAATTGCCGAGGCTCAAAGAAGATTATTATTTCCAAAAAATGATTTTAAAAAAACAGCAAATGAATACTCCTCAGTTAACCCTGACGCAATTGCCGATGGTGATACCGCAGGTAAAGGAACAGGTAACTTTTTAGATGTTTATAATCAACAAGCGGGAGCTATTCAAGATATTCAAGAAAGAAACTCTGAATTAGTTATTAATGAGTATAAACCAAATGCACCTTATACAACACCAAGTGCGTAATGAAACTTTACAACACAGTTAAATCTCTTATTTTAGAAGTAGCGTCAATTGACTCAATTGTTAACGCTATTAAAAATAAAGATAAGATAATAATTTATTACGACGGTGATGAACCCGGAGGACGTGGTTTACGAGATATTGAACCTGTTTGTTTTGGATACTCAAAAGCCGGAAACCCTGTATTACGTGCTTGGGACAGTGAAGGAGCTTCTCACACAGGATATAAAGGAGAACAACCTTTACCGGGGTGGAGATTATTTAGGGTTGATAAAATCCAATCATTCAGACCATCAGGTGAAAAGTTTACAGAACCAAAACCCGGTTATAATCTTAACGGGGATAAAAGTATGACAAAAGTTATAATAAACGCTGTCTTCGGACAAAACTAAATACAATAATTAAATTTTATGACAAACGAATTAAGTTTAATGGAAAAATTAGTGGTATCTAAAAAAATAATGGATGCCCATAACAATACACCGAGAGGTGGTGTGGCATCATCAATGGATTCCTATAATTCACCTGAAGTTGAATCTTTTGAACCTGTTGGTGCAAAATATAATATTCCACAAGAATTTTTACAAGAATCTCAACAATCAGAACAACCTTATTTATCATCAATACCTAAAGCACCAACAATGCCACAACCTCTAACGGCAGATAGAGTTATGTCATCAAAATTACCGGACGCAATTAAACGATTGATGATTGAACACCCAATAGAAGTTCCAAACTCAATGGGTGGTGGTGGTTCAGTATTATCTGACGAATTAGTTGAGAAAGCATCTAGATTGATGAATTTAAAAGGGAATCAACAACCAAAACAATCGGTTAACGAACAAACTAAAAGACCACAACAGACACAATCACCAAACTTTAATGTGAATGAATTAAAATCTATGCTTCGTGAAGTTGTAGAGGAAGTTCTACAAGAAAATGGAATTTTGTCTGAATCAGAACAAAAATCTAATGAAGTCTTTTCTTTTAAAGTTGGAAAACATATATTTGAAGGTAAGGTTACTAAGATAAAAAAAATCTCTTAAACTTTATTTACTCTCAAGATTAACCCTCATCTACCAAGTTGGGGGTTTTTTAGTTTTATATGGTTGATATTCTTTTTGTTTTTTATTATATTTTAGAATATAATTTAAAACTATGAAAGAAAAAATTAATGTATTAGTTCTACCAAGTGACAAAACAGGTGTTGGTAAATTTCGCTCTGTTGACCCTCACGTATTCTTACAAAACTTATATCCGGATGACTTCCACGTAGATATTGACTACGAACCTCAAATAAATAATATTGAATATTGGAAAAAATATCAGATAATTCATGCTCACAGAACAATTGGACAAGATTATAATATCGCCCCTCAATTAATCCAATGGTTAAAGTCAATGGGTATTATCGTTATTGTCGATTTAGATGATTATTGGTTACCAACGGTTGAGCATCCAATACATAGTATTATTGTTAAACACAAAATTGATGAGAAAATTAAAAATAATCTGAGAGCGGCAAGTTATGTAACCACCACTACTGATATATTTGCTGAGGAAATCAAAAAATTAAACAAAAACGTTATTGTATTTCCAAACGCCATTAACCCAAAAGAATTACAGTTTAATCAACCAACACCTCCTTCTGATAAAATTAGAGTTGGGTGGTTAGGTGGCTCATCTCACTTACACGATTTAGAATTACTTGGGGGGTTTGTTCAAAAAAATAGTGACATTAACGATAAATTACAATATGTGATTTGTGGTTTTGATACAAGAGGAACTGTAACTGAAATAAATCCTCAAACAGGTGAAGAAAAACAACGAGAAATTAAACCACACGAAACTGTATGGGCTCGTTATGAGGAAATTTTTACAACCAATTATCAAACAGTTGATGATGACTATAAAAAATTCTTACAACAATTTAAAGAAGGTGAATATAATTCCGGAAATGTTTTACCTTATGTTAGAGTTTGGACAAAACCTGTCACAACTTACGCTATGAATTATTCAAAATTTGATATATCTTTGGCTCCGATTAAAAATCACATCTTCAACAGAATGAAATCTCAATTAAAAGTTATTGAGGCAGGGTTTTATAAGAAAGCTTTAATCGCGTCTGAAATTGGACCATACACAATCGATTTAGTTCACTGTTTGAAAAATGGTGAATTTAACGAAGAGGGTAACGCTATTTTAATCCCTGAAAGTAGAAATCATAGTGATTGGTCTAAAGCAATTAAGAAATTAGTTCAGAACCCTGAAATGATTAAAGTATTGGGTGAAAGATTATATAATACAGTAAAAGACAAATACGACCTTAACGTGGTTACAAAAAATAGAGCAGAATTTTACAAATCTTTAATAAAATAAAAAATGATAAAAATACCTTTAACCAAAATATTGTTTCTTGATATAGAAACTGTTGGTGGATGTAAAAACTATACCGAGTGTAAAGTTAACAATCCTAATGTTGCGAGTCAATTTGAGAAATATTTTGATTGGTTCCAAAAACGATTTCCTGAAGATGCCGGATTTTCTGCCGATAAAGTTTTTGAAAAAAGAGCCGCATTAGTTCCTGAGTTTGCAAAAATTGTTTGTGTTAGTGTTGCCTTTGTTATGGACAATGGTGATATTAAAAAACAATCGTTTTCAGGTGATGATGAAAAGGTTCTATTAAAAGAATGTCAAACATTACTTAATCGTTGTGGTAAATTAGATTTTTATCTATGTGGACACAATCTTAAGAATTTTGATATCCCTATGTTGGCAAAACGAATGATTATCAACGGATTAATGCCTCCAACACTTTTACCATCTTACGACACAAAACCGTGGGAGATTAAAGCTATCGATACCAAAGAAATTTGGCAATACGGAGCATATACGGCAATTGGTTCGTTAGACTTAATGTGTACTTGTATGGATGTTCCATCACCAAAGGAAGGTGATGTTACCGGAGATAAAGTTCACGACGCATATTGGAACAAAAATATGTTACCTGAAATCACCGCTTACTGTGAACGAGACGTACTTGTACTAATTGACGTAATAAAAAAATTAAAAGAATTAGAATAATGTTAGACAATTTTGAAGAGTTAGAAAATTTAAGAAAAAAATTACTTAATTTACAAGAGACATTCTCATCCGAAACAGGTGAGGTGGATTACGATGACATTTTGAAAGAAATGGATATTGATTTAGAACAAATTGAAAAAGATATTGCCGAGGGGGCAACTAAATTAGATTTACCTTATGAGATACTTCACCCGGATGCTGTTCACCCAAAATATAACTACGATAGTGATTCGGGGTTTGACTTACATTCTGTTGAGGATGTTGTTATCCCACCGTTTGGTAGAGCGTTAGTTCCTAGTGGACTATGTTTCGACATTAAAGACGGTTTTGAGATACAAGTTAGAACAAAAAGTGGGTTGGCAATCAACCAAGGACTTATGGTTTTAAATTCACCGGGAACCGTGGATAATGGTTACACCGGAGAAGTTAAAGGAATCATCTTTAATACAAACCCAACTGAGGTTAGAATACCAAAAGGTATGAAATTCGGACAAGCGGTTCTTTGTCCCGTTGTAAACGGTGCTTGGGTAGGATTAAATCAAGTTGAGAAAATAAATAAAAAAGAACGGGGTGAAAACGGATTTGGTTCAACAGGATTAGTATGATAACAGTAATTTATTCAACACATAAAGACGAACAATATAATAACAAATTTAGACAACATTTGTTACAAACTGTTGGTTTAAAAAATGTTCAAATATTGGAGTATGTTAACCATAACCAATTTAGTTTAACTGAAGTTTATAACAAAGGATTAAACGAATCAGTTAATGATATTATTGTGTTTTGTCATAATGATATCATTTTTGAAAAAGAATATTGGGGTAAACGAGTTTTAGAACATTTTACCAAAAAACCTGAATACGGTATTTTAGGTGTTGCTGGAACATCATATTACCCTAATTCCGGAAGATGGTGGGACATACAGGGTGAGATGATTGGTCAAGTTTATCATCAGCACGAAGGTAAAAAATGGTTATCTGAATATAATAAACCATTTGGGTCAAAAATAATAGATTCCGTTATTGTTGATGGTGTTTTCTTTGCCGTTAAAAAAAGTAATTTAAAAACTAATTTTGATGAATCATTTACCGGATTCCATTTTTATGATACATCATTTTGTATGAGTAATCATTTATCCGGAGTTAAAGTTGGAACAATTTCAAATGTCCCGTTAACACATCTTTCTATTGGTATGACCAATAATCAGTGGGAACAGAATAGATTATTATTTTTAGAAAAATACAAAGAAAAATTACCTATTAAATTAGAATCAAAATACCCGATAAATAAAATTAATCCAAAGTTACCGTTAGTTTCTGTTATAATTCCGATTTACAATTATGGGTTACAATTCGAAAAATCGTTACAATCAGTATTTGATTCTACCTATAAAAATGTAGAGATAGTAATTGTTGATGACGGGTCAACCGATACTTACGTTAAATTAAAATTAGAGAGTATTAAAGACCATCCAAATATTAAAATCATATATCAAGAAAATCAAGGACCATCTTCAGCAAGAAATAATGGGGTTAAAAATTCAAATGGTATTTTTATACTACCATTAGATGGTGATGACACTATTCATCCGGATTATATTCAATTCTGTGTTAACATTTTAAAAAACAATAAAACCATTAGTCCGGTTTATTGTGATACACATCATATAGGTCAAATACAAGGAATCGAAAAAAGACCTGAATGGTCTATAGAAAGATTAAGAGAAGGTCCGTTTATAGTTAATTGTTCAATGTTTCATAAAGAAGCGTTTGATGTTTGTGACGGGTATGATGTTACATTGAAAGGATGGGAAGATTATGATTTATGGATTAGAATGGGATTGAAGGGATATTCGGGGAAAAGAATACCAAAACCTCTTTTTGTATATTTTCACCACGAAAGTGACGGAACCGTATCAACAGAGGCGAATAACAACCAACAAGAGTTGTATAATAAAATAATGAACAAAAATTTTAAGAATGAAAATTTTAATTAAGTTTCCTACTAGAGGACGAACATTTAAATTCTTTAATGTTTTAAAAATGTATTACACAATGTGTGATGATTTAGATAATATTAAATTTTTAGTAACATTAGACACTGATGATAAAGTTATGAATCAACCGGGTGTTATTGAGATGTTTAAAGAATACAAAAACTTATCATACATTTATGGTGAAAGTAAATCAAAAATCGAAGCCATAAATAGAGATATGGAAACCGAAAATGATTGGGATATTGTCTTATTAGCATCTGATGATATGATACCAAAAGTTAAAGGTTACGATACAATCATTAGAAAAAAAATGAAAGAAAAATATCCGGATACTGATGGTGTTTTATGGTTTAATGATGGTTATCAAGGTAATAGATTGAATACTTTATGTATTTTAGGTAAAAAATATTATGAGAGGTTTAATTACATTTATCATCCAGAATATAAATCTTTATGGGCGGATAACGAATTTATGGATGTTGCAAACTTATTAAATAAACAAACTTATTTTAATGAACTAATAATTAAACATGAACATCCTGATGTTGGATTCGGTGGTCGAGACAATATACATTTAGAAAATTCTAAAAATGATTATATTGATAAAAATTTATATCTAAAAAGAAAATCAATAAATTTTGAATTAAATAAAAATTTATAATAAAATATGAATAAATTAATAATAAACCGAAACGAAGGTTTTTTTTCGGATTTTTTAACATTATTAGCGGGTATAATGTATTTTAACGATAATAATCAAAAATTTAATGTTGAATGGTTTAATTATATGTATAGTGATTTATCTAACGAAAATCTATATGATAAATTTTTTAAACAAGTTTATGATATTGAACCAATTACGTCAACATTTATTAATTTAACCCCTTATGGGTATTATTTCCCTGAAGCTATTGGAAATGGACTTGATGAATTAACTATTTTAAAAAATTTAAAAACCCCCTCTCAAACATTGATTGATTTAAAATTAATGGATAATATTTTTTTTAACAATATTGATAAAAATTATTTTAAAGGGTTAAAAACTTTAGGTGTTCAAAAAAGAGGTACAGACCATAGTACTCACGGAGCATTATTATCTGATGAAATTATTTTGTCAAATATTAATGAAGAATTTAAACATAACAGTTATGATAAAATTTATTTAATGACTGATGATAATAATTCTTTGAATTTTTTTAAAAAAGAATTAGGTGATACTTTAATTTATACTGAATCAAGAAGGGGTGATTCTAATGTTGGTTTACATTTTTCAAATCTACCAAATAAATCTAAATTAGCCGAAGAAGTTATTGTTGATTCTATTTTATTATCATTAACTGATTTTAAATTAGTAAGTAGAAGTAACGTATCAACTTTTTCATTATTAAATAATTTAAATGAAAATTTTAAATATATGGATAAACACATACATTATAGTTAATAATATGAAAAACAATATAACATTATATAATCATTTCCACAATGGTGATATATTTTACTCAAGAATATTAATTAATATTTTAAAAAACCATTATAACATTACATACTATCATAATCTACAATCACCATTATTTGAAGATTTACCTGAAGTTAATGAAATTGTGGGTATCCCCGGAAATTATGATATTCACAACACAAATTTAGAAAATAATATTGTGAATACTTGGATAGGACAAAAACAAATGATTTATGTATCACACCAACCTATTCCTGGTTGTTCATTTATTAATCATTTTAAATTAGTTACCGATATTTGTGATTTCTATAATATTGAATTAGATAATGATTTTAATAAGTATTTACCCTCTGTGATTAATACTAATTTAAAATCGCATGATAATATTGTAAACAAAATAAAAGAATTAAAACTAAAATATGATTTAATTATTTTAGTTTGTGACGGTAATGTAAATTCAAGTCAATCACATAATTTTAGTTTCACACCTATTGTTGAAAATTTGTCTGAAAATAACCCTAATTGTTTATTTTTAAGTACTAATCAATTATATGAAAATAATTCTAATGTTATTACAACATATCCACAAATAACAGAATCATTACCTGATTTATTACAAATTAGTCTAATTTCAAATCATTGTGATATTATTGTAGGAAGGGCTTCCGGACCATTTTGTTTTACACATACTAAAGAAAATTTTAATGACGATAAAAAAACATTCATTTCATTCACATTTAATGAATCTGAAGGTATATTTTATTATGATGGTAAAAATAAAAATTTATGGTCAAATAATTTAAATTATCCTAATATGATAACAACAATACAAAATGAAATAAATTTAAAAATTAAATAATTATGATAGGTGAAAAAATTGAAGAAATAATTAAAAATAAAACATTAGAAATTTTAACTAAAAATAAAAATGTTGAATTACCTGATGATATCATTGAAACCGATAATTTAGGTGAGGTGATTGAAAAATTATCCATATTACATTGTAGAATGTGGTATTTAGAAGACGCCATTAGTGATGCTAAAACCGACTCTGAAATTGCTGTGTTAAAGAAAAAAATTGACATCTGTTTTAAAAGTAAACGACCTAAATATGTTGAGGCAATAAATCGGATGGTTGATAATTCAATAAGTCAAGGTAAATCATTAATTGAGGATTCGGTAAAATTATATAAAGGTGTTGAGTAATTTAGTAATTGGGAATACATCTCAGTTAAGTCATTATTTCCCCAATGATTATGAAAAAATATCGTCCCGAAACATAGATTTTGCAACACTTTGTTCTAAAAAGTATGACAAGGTTTTTTTATTATTTGCGGAACAACGAACTTTTTTAAATGAATCTGATGAGTTTTTTATAAAAACTAATTTTGATTATACGTTAGAAGTTATTAATAAGTTTAAAGACATCTCAAATAAGGTCATCATTTATTCAACATCAGAATTGTGGAATAAATACGACGGGTGTGTCTCCCTAAGTGATGAGTATAACTATAATTACTCACCATATATTAAATCAAAAGAAATTCTCTGTAACTATATTAATCATAACAGAGATGTTTACCCTAACGTAATAATAATCTACCCATTTAACTTTAATTCTGTTTATAGAAAAGAAGGGTTTCTCTTTGGTAAAATATTTGATTCAATACTGAACGATAAAAAAATATCTATTGGTGATATTAATTTTAATAGAGATTTAACCCACCCTAAAAACATTGTTGATGTTTCATTAAAAGCCGATAAAGATTGTATTGTTGGTTTAGGTGAATTAATCAATGTTCAAAAGTTTATTGAGGACATCTTTACAAAATTAAATAAAAACATTATAGATTACATAGAATACGACGAATCCAATAACTTAAAAATAAAAAGAGGTGGTTATTATAGTTGCGAAAAAACAATAGATTATAACGACCTAATCAACTTAACAATTAAAGACATATATGAGTATTAAACTAGTAAAGGACACTATTGATTTTGATGACATCACCAAATTAATAGAATGGTTAAAAACCAATCCAAGATTAACTAAAGGAGAATTAACAACAACTTTTGAGGACTTATGGTCTAAATGGTTAGGGTGTAAGTATTCGGTATTTGTGAATTCCGGGTCTTCAGCCAATTTAGCGGCGATTTATTCGTTAATACTATCCGGTAAGTTAAAAAATAATAAAATTATTGTTCCAGCAGTTTCTTGGGTAACTACTGTGACACCGGCAATACAATTAGGATTAACGCCTATTATGTGTGATTGTGATAAGGATAATTTAGGTTTAGATATTAACCATTTAAAAACGTTAATTAAAGAAGAAAACCCTTCCGCAATTATATTAGTTCACGTATTAGGTTTTCCTAATCATATGAAAGAAATCATTGAGCTATGTGAAGAAAATGATATTTTATTAATTGAGGATACTTGTGAATCTATTGGTTCAAAATACGGTGATAAACATTTAGGAACTTTTGGAGATTTATCAACCTTTTCATTTTATTTTGGACATCATATGTCAACAATTGAAGGTGGTATGGTATCAACAGATAATGAAGAATTGTATCATATTTTATTATCCATTAGGTCGCACGGGTGGGACAGAGATTTACCTTTATCGAAACAAAAAGAATTACGCGAAAAATATAAGGTTAATGATTTTAAATCATTATACACCTTTTATTACCCGGGGTTTAATTTAAGAGCAACTGACTTACAAGCGTTTATCGGAATTCAACAAATGGATAAATTAGACCATATTGTTGAATCTAGATATAAGAATTACATAAGATATAAAGAAGGTATCAAAAATGATTTTTGGGAGGTTAAACCAACAAGTAATTCCTATGTGTCAAATTTTTCTTATCCTATAATAACTAAAAATCTTGACAGATTGATAACTGAATTACAAAATAATGATATCGAATGTCGACCATTAATTTGTGGGTCAATAAACGAACACCCATTTTGGTATGAAAGATATGGGAAACAAGAATTACCTAATTCAAAGTTAGTACACGAATATGGTTTATACTTACCAAACAATCACCAAATGACTGAAGAAGAAATAACTAAAGTAATTAAAATTGTTAACGAAAATATATGAAAAAATTATTAGTAACCGGTGGTAATGGTTTAGTTGGTTCTTCCATTACTTCTGATGTAAAAATTGGTAAAGAGTATGATTTGAGAAATATTGAAGAAACCGATAAAATGTTTGAATACCATAAACCAACTCACGTTATTCATTGTGCCGGTAAAGTAGGTGGTCTTAGTGCCAATATGAATTATAAAGGAGAGTTTTTTTACGATAACATAATGATTAACACTAACGTTATTGAATCGGCCAGAAAAAATAATGTTAAAAAATTAGTATCATTTTTATCAACTTGTGTATTTCCGGACAATATTGAATACCCAATAACTGAGAAAAAAATTCACTTAGGAGCCCCTCACTTTTCAAATTACCCATACGCATACGCAAAAAGAATGGCTGATATTCAAATAAGAGCTTATAGGGAACAATATGGGTTAGAATATGTGTCAGTAATCCCAACAAACATTTACGGACCAAATGATAATTTTTCATTAGACACCGGTCACGTAATCCCTATGTTATTACATAAAATGTATAACGCTCAAAGAGATAACGCTGATTTTGTTGTTTGGGGTAGTGGAACACCATTAAGGGAATTTATATATTCTAAAGATATCGCAAAATTATCTGAATGGGCCTTAGACAATTATAATGAATCAGAACCTATTATATTCAGTAACTCAAATGAAATTAGTATTAAAGATTTGGTTGATTTATTAGTTAATGAGTTTAACTTTAAAGGGAAAGTAATATTTGACAAAACAAAACCTGATGGTCAATTTAGAAAACCATCGGATAATTCAAAATTAAAATCGTATTTACCTAATTTTGAATTTACCCCAATTGAACAGGGATTAAAAGAAACAATAAATTGGTTTATAGAAAATTATGAAAACACAAGAAAATAAAATTGCTTTAATTACAGGGATTAATGGTCAAGATGGTTCTTATCTTGCAGAATTCTTAATAGAAAAAGGATATGAAGTTCACGGAACTTTAAAAAGAAATTCAGTGGCGGAAAATCAAACATCAAGATTGGATAAAGTATATGATAAAGTTAAATTACATTACGCAGATTTAACTGACTTATCATCATTAGTACGAGTTATTAGTGAGGTTAAACCAATTGAGATATATAATTTAGCCGCTCAGTCACACGTAAGAATATCATTTGACCAACCATTATACACCGCAAATGTTACTGGAATAGGAACTTTAAATGTTTTAGAGTCGGTTAAATTATTATACCCATCTAATAAAATTTATAAAGCGTCATCATCAGAAATGTTTGGTAATTCAATTGATACCGATGGATATCAAAGAGAAACTACACCATTGAACCCTGTATCACCTTACGGATGTGCCAAAGTTTTTAGTTACAATATTTGTCGTAACTATAGAAATTCTTATGGTATGTTCATATCAAACGGAATATTATTCAACCACGAATCACCAAGAAGAGGAACTAACTTTGTAACTAATAAAGTCTGTAAAGAGGCCGTTAAAATTAAATTTGGATTATCGAATGAACTTAAACTAGGTAACTTAGATGCTACTCGAGATTGGGGACACGCTAAAGATTATGTTAAAGTAATGTGGGAGATTCTTCAATTGGATAAACCTGATGATTTTGTATGTGCAACAGGGATATCACATTCAGTACAAGACCTATGTGAGTATGTTTTTGGAAAATTAGATTTAGATTGGGAATTATATGTGAAACAAGATGAGAAGTTTTTAAGACCGGAAGAATTACATAATTTAAAAGGTGACCCATCAAAATTAGTAAAAGCAACGGGATGGACTCACGACTATACCTTTGAAACTATGTTAGACGAAATGATTGAACATTGGTTAACATATTATAAACAACAATAATTAAAAAATGGCTGAAGCTAGAAAAAGAAAACCAACAACAACTCCGACTCCGGAAGTCACCGGTAAACCGGTAAGTAAAAAAGATTTAATTGGTCAAATCATCAGGAGAAAAACTAAAGAAAAGTTTTTAACAGTAAATCAAAAAAAGTATTACGATACTCTAATTGAAAGTGAAATTACTGTTTGTTCCGGACCAGCGGGCGTTGGTAAAAGTTACATAACAATGAAAGCTGCAATTGATTTATTATCAGACCCAAAAACTCCTTATGAGAAAATTATCATTGTTAGACCGGCGGTTGAAGCCGAAGAAAAATTAGGTTCACTACCCGGTAACGTAGAAGAAAAATTAGACCCATATATTTTTCCATCATATTATTTATTAAATAAAATTATTGGAAAAGAATCTCGTGAAAAACTTAAAGAGATTGAAGTTATTGAAGTATTTGCATTAGCGTTTATGAGAGGTATGAATATTGATAATTCTATTCTAATATTTGAAGAAGGTCAGAATGCCTCGCCAAGTCAAATGAAACTTCTTTTAACAAGAATTGGGTTTAACAGTAAATTCTTCATATCAGGTGATGTGGAACAATCGGACAAATATAAAAATAAAACCCACAGTGGTTTATGGGACGCAATCGAAAAGTTTAGAGATGATGACTATGTGTCAACGTTTGAATTTAAAGATAAAAACGATATTGTACGAAACCCATTAATTAGTAAGATATTACGTAAATACGATAACGAACCGGATGAGAATAGCAATTGAGATTAACGGAGTATTAAGAAATACAATAGATAAAATAGAACAAACCTATCAAAAATATATGATAGATAAGACGGAGGGGTTGGAAGACGAAGAATCTTTTAAATATGAGATATCCCTACCGGTAGATAGTTTAAATCTTAGAAATCATTTTAAGTTCCAAACGGACGAAGAATTATATTCATTTTTATATGAGGAGTTTCCTATGGAAATTTTTGGACACTCTCAATCAACTGAATATTCAACCTTCAATGATTTAAATGAGATATACGTAAATTTAAGAGATAATCACGACATATTAATTGTGTCTGATGAAATGGGTAGGTCAAAACCATCATCGTTATTCTTCTTATCAAAATTTGGTTGTCAGATAGAAAAAGTAAAATTCTATAGTAATATGACAATAAATTCAATGTGGGACGAAATTGATGTTTTACTTACGGCTAATCCCGCCTTATTATTAGAACATCCGGATGATAAAATTATCATACAATATCAAACGGAATACAATAAACATATCAAATTAGACAATTCTATAACAACAATTAAAGAATTAGAATTTGAATTAACAAAAATAATATAATGTTAAAAGTATTAGGTGAAAATTATTATTTGGATTTAGACAAAATAGATGACTACGTTCAAATTAAAGGGGATAAAGTTGTTACCTCAGGTATTACAGAATCAACCCACATTAGTATAATTAAATATGAAACGGTTAAATTAATGATGGAAATAATTATGGACGAACCGGAAGAGATTGATGAACAATTAGGTGCAAAGGGTACTAACAATTTATCAATACCATTTAAAATTGCGTTTAACACGCTACTTTATAAAAACTTACTAAATAAAATATAATATGAATCAAGAACAAATTACAAAATTAGAATTGTCTATTGAGAATATGAAAAATAAGAAATCTAGAATTTATCTTATTGCTCAAGACACCAAAGGTAACGCTAAAGCATCTATTGCTTACATCTATAGATTAGCGTTATCATTATTAAACGCCGGGTATAACCCAATTATTTTACACGAAACTCCTGATTACACTGGTGTATCTGAATGGTTAGGTGAAGAATATATGGTAATACCACATAAATCAATTGAGGGTCAGAATTTAGATGTTTCTCCGGAAGACTTAATTATCATCCCGGAACTATACGGTTTTGTTATGTCTCAAGTTAACAATTTACCTTGTGGTAAAATTGTATTATGTCAATCATACGACCATATGTTAGAAACGTTACAGCCAGGACAATCTTGGAGTGACTTAGGATTTTTAAAATGTATAACAACATCAAACAAACAAAAAGAACAAATCGAAAGTGTTATGAGAAACATATCTTTTGATATCTTAACTCCATACATTTCTGATAGTTTTAAACCTCAAACCTTACCCGCAAAACCAATCATTACAGTACATTCAAGAGACCAAAGAGATACGGTTAACTTAATTAAAACATTCTACATTAAATTTCCTCAATATAGATGGGTAACCTTCAGAGATATGAGAAGTCTAACAGAAAAAGAATTTTCAACCGGGTTGGAAGAATCTTGTTTATCAGTATGGATTGATGAGACAAGTGCTTATGGAACATACCCATTAGAATCTATGAAATGTGGAATACCTGTATTAGGTTTAGTTCCTAGTTTAATTCCTGAATGGATGAGTGAGGAAAATGGTTTATGGATTAACAATAAAATACAATTAGTTGACTTCATTGCCGATTATTTACAAAATTGGTTAGAGGATAATGTAAACGAAAACTTATTTATTCAAATGAAAAAAACTGTTGATTCATTACCAACTAAAGAATCTTTTGAAAAAGAATCTGTTGAATTATTTGATAAATATTTAACGTCAAGACAAGAATCTTTTACTGAACAATTATCTAAACTACAAACAATTTAAGAACAATATGGAAGAAATTAAAACATTTGATGTATCGGTTATCTTACCGATTAAATCGTCTAAAGCACGAGATTTTGACGAATACTTTAAAAAAGCTATCGATTCGTTAAGAATACAAAAAACAGAAATAAAAGAACTTGTTATTGTTCATACTAACGAAACATCTTTAGTTGAATACTTAAACGATTTTGACTTTGGTGATTTACCGGTAATTAAAGTTGAGTGGACTAAAGAACCAAATTACTCGGCACAAATTAACTATGGTGTTAGAAGTGCAAAATCAACGTGGGTTTCATTGTTTGAATTTGATGATGAATATTCTTCAATTTGGTTTAAGAACGTTCTTAAATATTCTGAAATATATCCTGAGGTATCGGCATTTTTACCAATAGTTGTTGACGTAGACCAAAACACAAATTTTGCGGGTTTCACTAATGAGGCAACATTCGCAGCAAATTTTACACCTGAAATGGGAATCTTAACAAATGAAACGTTAATGGATTATCAAAATTTCCAACTATCAGGGATAGTAATTAAAAAAGAATCATTCATTGATTATGGATTGTTAAAACCATCGTTTAAATTAACCTTTGGGTACGAATTCTTTTTAAGAATGACATACAACTCAATAAGAATTATGACAATTCCTAAAATTGGTTACAAACATATGAACTTACGTGAAGGTTCTATTTTTTGGAATTACAAAAATGGTGACGATATCATTTCCCCGGACGAGGTTAAATTTTGGGTAGAGTCAGCAAAAAAAGAGTTTTTCTTTATTAATGACAGAGCCATAAAATACGAATCTCAAGAATCGTAATGACTGAATCAGTTAATTTGACAGGAGACACCAGCGTTGAGTTAAAGAAGAAAGGTAGAAAACCAACCCAATTAAATTATTTTGATGTTCGAGAAGAACTGGCAGTTGTTCGATTTTTAGAAACCGAATGTCATCACGAGAGAAATAAAATTTATAATGAGTTTTTATTAAAACCTTTAGATAAGATGATATCTTCGATTATAAGAAGATACAAATTATATAGAAAAGACATGGATTTTAATGAAATCCATACAGATACTCACTCATTCTTAATAACAAAAATAGATAAGTTTAAGCCTTCTAAAGAAAAGAAGGCTTACTCTTATTTTGGAACCATATGTAAAAATTATCTTATGGGTCAAATTATTAAGGACCAAAAAGAAACTAATAGAAAAATTTCTTACGAAGATATTTCAACTAGTTTAGAAAACGATGAAGGGTTCGCATATTACATTGAAAATGATAATTTAGATTCTGAAAGGATTATTCATCATTTTTTAATCAAATTAGATTTGTTTGTTAAAAATGAAAATCTAAGTGAGAATGAAATAAAACTCGGACAAGCATTATACGATTTATTCGATAATTATGAAAATATTTTTGTGGGTAACGACAATAATAAATTCAACAAGAATATAATATTACTCTCATTGAGGGAAATGACCAACCTTTCTACTAAAGAAATTAGAGGGTCAATGAAGAAATATAAAAATATGTATTTTGAGTTAGTCCAAACTATGGTTAAATAAAATCCAATATTAAATATTTATTGTTATGGCAAGACCGACAAAAAAAGAAATTAATCTTTCAAAAGAATCAATGTTATCATTGATGCAGGAAATCTATAACGAAGTTGTGGAACAACGAAATACTGCAATAAGAATACAAAACAAGATGTTAACAATGATGAAAGAACCGGAGGATATGACTGTCATTGGTCCGGTTATCGAAAAACAACAAAAAATTGTTAACGACTGTATTGAGAAAAAACTAACCCTATCTAAGTTACAATCTTCTATGTGGGAAAAATCTAACGCTAATAAAGATAGTGGAGCAGGATTCTCAATAACTGATTTAGGGGATGATGAACTATTCAGAACTCTAATGGAAAAAGACATTTCAAAAGATAACGATTCTTATAAAATGAAAAAATAATATGGGTTCATTAGACATTAATTTTGGATATAATAAAATTCAAAAGAAAGTTAACGCAACAAAATCTTTTGCTGATATTAAGTCTCAGTATGACGAGGCAAATAGAAAAGCGGGTAGTTCCTTTGAAAAAACAAAATCTCAAGTTTCAGAATCATTAAACAGTGTTAAAAGTCAAACTAAAAGATATCAGAAACAAGTAAAAAACCAATTTGAACAACTTTTAGATTTAACCAACACAACAGGTGGAAATGGTAGTGGTTCACCATCATATATTAAAAGACTCTTAATTAGAACAATTAAAAACGTACAACCAAGGTTACGAACAATTGTTATTAAAGATTGTTTAACAGCATTAGGGTGTGACCAACAACAAACATACACATCTCCGGAAACAATTTATGTAAAAGTTGGTTCTATCGATTTATTTAATAGATTATTAATTGACCCCCAAGATGAAGTAGGTGCTGTTGTTTACGAAAAGAAGTCGATTCAAGTAGGACAAATTCCATTCTCAATGAATCGAGAATTACATCAATTAACTCAAAATAATAGTATATACACTCACGTAGGTAAGTCGGGTCAAGATTTATTTAAAATACAATATGTAAACGCTGACCCAAATGGTGTAACAGGTGGTTGGTTTCAGGTTGATTTAAGTAGTAGAACCGGACCTCTTAGAGTAGGTGAATTTATGGTTGATTATTACGACACAATAAGAATGGCGGAAGACACCGATATTATTGGGTCTATTATGGAATCCTTATCCGGTGCAATATCAATGAAAGTATCTGCGGGAACATCTCAAGTTGAAAACGCAAGTAAATACGAATTAATATTGGCAAGAATATTAGGACTTTGTTTTGATAGTAGGGGTAATGAAATAGATACTAGTGGTATTGCTAAGATAGCTGAACTAGATGGTGTTGACGATTCATTTTTTGAGTTTACTGAAATTGATTTAAGAAATATTGATATTAGAACACAAAACATTAAGAAAGGGGTTATTCAATTTGAGGATTGTGATAACATTGATTTACCTGTTAACTTCAACGAAATTATAAGTGCGTTAGGACAATTAAATTTTTATGAAGGTTCTGAGTTTGAAGAGGCGGCAAATAACATAACAGATGTTTTGGCAAACAATCCGGCTTGGATTGGTGTTGGAATAAATGTTACCCCACAGGTTGTTGTTGACACAAATTTTATAAAATTAATAAGTAACGGAATGATTAGTGCTTTAATTACTCCAAAAATGATATTACCAATTATTGTTATGTATAAAGCGTTGGGTAATACATTGGCGGACAATATAAAATCATTTGTTGATTTCGCTAAAATATTTAAAAAGTTCTTCATTAATTTAGTATCTAAAGTAGGTGCAATATTTGTTGAGGAATTGTTTAAATTAATTAAAGAAGACATTTTGAAACTTGTTCAACAAGTTATTAAAGATATTGTTAAAGAAAAGATTGTTAAAAAATATGCAATGATATTAAAATTAATTGCGTTATTATTGGCAATCATTGGATTGATAACGGATTATCGTAAGTGTAAAAACTTAATAGACGATATATTGGCGTTATTGAATTTATTAAATCTCCCCGGACTGAGTAGTGGAATACCATTACCATTCTTATATGCCGCACAATTATTGGATGGTTACTCCGAATCAAGAGCCTTTATTGGTGCCATTGAAGAAATGCAAAGTATGGGAATCCCTACCGGAGCGATGCCAAGTGGTGCACCAAATTTTGATTTATTAGGGAAGTTTGGACAAATGAAAGCGATGGCTATGGAAGATGCGGAAAATAATAAACTTCAAGTTGCGGTGGGACCATTGGTGGTAACTCCGGCGTTCTTGACTGTTCCTGCCAGTTCGTATGGTAAAAAATTCTAATTATGGATAAGAAAGAAAAATCTGAAAAAGTATTACAAATCATTAAAGAACATAAAACATCGTCAAATAAAGATTTAATTCTTGCGATGGATTATCTTTTGGAGGATTTTGAATTTACTAAAAAATTAGTTTTAAAAGGAACTGAACAATTAGATAAGTTAGAGTTAACTTACAACACCATATTAAAAGAATATCAAAAAAGAATAAAACCAAATGATAATAGATAGTCAAAATAAGTATCAAATATTATTTCCGGGATATGTTTACGATAACCAAGACCCAATGATGTTGGGTAGAATTAGAGTTATTCCTGAAACTAAAAATTATAACGATATAATCGCGTCCGTTCCGAATTGGGATGAACAAAAAGATATATGGACATCGAGAGACCCATTACTTTTTATGCCGTTATTACCGTTTTATATTAGTCAGACACCTAAAAAGGATGAGTATGTTCATATTGTTTATATGAATAGAATGTCCGAATTTAATAACCAATTTTATATTCAAGGTCCGTTCTCGTCTCCAATGACAACACCTTTTGAACACTACCAAGGCGCCAAAAAATTCTTGGCAGCCGGAGATAGAATTAAACAAGGTATGAGTCTTAAAAACCAAGACGGTGAATACCGTGATAAAAACAGTCAAGGTATCTTCCCTGAACCTGGTGACAACGCTTTGTTAGGTAGAGGAACCGCTGACGTTATTGTAAAAGAAAATGAAGTATTAATCCGTGCCGGAAAAACAAAAGAATTATCTAAAGATAAATTCCCAATTGGTAATCAAAATAGAGCCTTTTTACAGTTAACAAGATTTACTCAAACTAAAAAAACATTACCACCTGAAACAAAATATAGATTAGTTCAAGATGTTTTATTAGTTAAAAAAATGATTGTTTGGGATATTGCAACATTAAATACGACGGCAGATTCCTTTACCGGGTCAGTTAAATTGTATAATCTTAAACCAAGTCCAAAAGTTAATACGGACAACTTTAAATACGATACCATATTAAAATTAAATAGTGGTGAAGATTATGGTGTTGAACTAGAGTCCATATCGTTTGTGGGTAAAACTTTTCAGGAATCGGTTAAATCAATTAATGATTTTATTTCTAAAGTATTTAACCCAAATGTTACATTTACAGGAATAACAATTAATAACCCAAAAAATCTTGCTGACCAATTTCCTTTTGTTGTTACACCATCAAAACAAACATACGATACCGGTAAAAACTTTACACCATCAACGGCATTAAATGATGTTGTTGAATACGTGAATTACAAAAGATTTTTTAATAAAATTAAATTAAATAATTCAAAAGAAGAAGGTTGGTTTTTGGTTTCAGAAAATAAAGGGGGTAAACCTTTATTTGGTCCTCAAGGAACTGTTAAAGAAGAAACAGTAATACCAACAACATTTCAAAATGAAGATGTTACTTACGGTGTGTTAGGTGCTCAAAAAGTATTTTTATTATCTCAAAACGCAACAAGTCCTAAAGGACAAATTGATTTATCTAATACGTTATACGGTATTCCACAGGATAAATTTGTTGGTGCCGGAGATACATTATTTGAGAAAACATACTCAAGTGTTAGAGGTGAAGAATTGGTTAAACTGATTGAGAAAATTGTTGAATTTTTAAACAATCACGTCCATCCTCATGCTAATATGGTTCCGGATGAAGCGACTCAAGGTTCTAAAACAACCAAGACTAGTATCAATCAATTACTAGCCGATGTAAATAATACTGTCTTAAATCAAAATATTCGATTAAACTAAATATTTATTGTTAAAAGATTTTATGTCAATTAACAATTCCTATTTTAGTAAAAACAATACAATCATATCAAATAGTTTAACAAACACCGGAAGAAACCCTGTGACTGAACTATTTTATGGTTCATTAGCGACTTCACAATACCCAAATGGGTTTAGCCGTTTCATTTTTGATTTGGATATGTCTCTTCTTCAAGAAAAAATATCTGACGGAACAATATCTACAACTTGTCCTGATGCTATGACACATACGTTAAGAATGGTTAACACATCAACCTTTAATATTGAAGAGTTAAATACAACAACATCTCAAGCTAGATTGAGAGCAACTTCCTTTGATTTAATATTATTTAGAATACCTAACAACCAAATGTGGGACGAAGGTGTTGGATATGACTTTGCTGACTTAATATATGATTATAGTAATTCAGATAGAAACTTCTCAACAAGACCGTCAAATTGGATTCAAACAACAACATTAAGTGGGTGGACATCACCGGGTATCTATAACAATAATAATTCAGGTTCAACACCATACAGTGCGTTAACTATTGTAGACACACAACATTTTCAATTCGGGAATGAAGACATATCTTTTGATATGACAAGTGAAATTAATAATATCTTAACAAATGGTTTAACCGGTGTAACAGGATGGGGAATTGCTTATTTACCTCAAATTGAAAACTTAACGGGGTTAACTGAGAACTACGAAGTTCAATTCTTTACAAGACATACTCAAACCTTCTACGAACCATTCTTAGAAACAAACTATGATGATTTGATTGAGGATGACAGAAACTCATTTTCGTTAGGGAAAATCAATAAATTATACTTATACATATACGAAGATGGTAATCCTATCAACTTAGATGAATTACCGTCAGTGTCTATTTCGGATTCCAATGGAACTCCTATTTTAGGATTAATGAGTCCTTACTTAGATGTATGTCAGAGAACCAAAGGTGTTTATGAAGTTACAATACCACCATTAATTGGGTATCGTACACCTTGTTCTTTTTATGACATTTGGTCAGGGTTAAAATTAAATGGTTTTTCTTTACCTAATATAACCAATGACTTTGTATTATACCCGTTAAAACATTCAATTCAAATTGGTACGTCAACTCAGGACCCAAAGATTTATGGATTTGATTTTTACGGAATAAAACAAGACGAAAAAATATACAACACAGATATTAGAAAAGTTGGCGTGGTAATTAAACAAGCTTACACAACAAATAAGTTACTTCCAAACGTAAAGGCTCATTACCGAGTGTATGTAAGAGAAGGGCAAACAGAAGTTCAAGTTCAAGGATGGACAAGAATTAACCAAACCCCAAATGAATATTACTTTATGTTCGATACGAGGGATAAAATACCAAACGAATACTATGTTGATTTGAAAGTTGAGAGTAGTGGGGTGATTAATACCTACAAAAAACAAATCAAATTTCAGATTGTTAATGTGAAGTATTTGGAATAATAAGATATTTATAAATAAAAACTAAAAAAAAAATAATACAAAATATATGGCAAATTATATTATAAATGATTGTTTAACTAATGAGGAATACATTGTTTCTGCAATAACGTTAACAGTGGGAGAAACAGTAGGGTATTCTATTGACGAGATAGGATTTTGTGCTACTGTTGGGGTAGAAACGTCTAACCCTCCAACTATAGGGGTAACCTTGGGGATATCATATACAGATTGTTGTGAGTGTTTAAGTGAGACCACAGTGGATTTAAATTTTAAATTTATACGATGTGGTACATTAGAAGAGATTAATATAGACCCAACTGAATTTTGTAGTTACTTTGGTGCTCCCACATCAGGTAGTACTTATGAAATACAATTTGGTAGAGGAACACCATTTTGCGTAACTTTTGATGGGTTAACTAATTCGGGTGAAACAAATTATTATTACTATTCAGGTCCCTTTTTAGATTGTGAAAATTGTGTATCACCACCACCTATATCCGCAGGAACAGAAACAATTATGTGTGTACTTGATTGTAGTGGTAACACTATAACAGTTGTCCCACCCCACCCAACTTGGACAAACGCGTATGGTAAGGCAGTTGTCTTACTAGATGCAATCGAACTTGGTGGAATGAATGGATTAAATTCGTAAGTTATGGGTAAGGTAGTTAAACTTTCAGAATCAGATTTATCAAACATTATTAAAAAAGTAATGTCTGAACAAGATTACTCATCCGATGTTAATAGACCAACGAGTGATAGAGAGAGACAAGTCAAATCAATCTTTGGTGACAAATACGGTTCGTATATCCCAAATGATGTTCTTAGATACATAAGAAAAAACCCCGCACAATTCTTCAAAAAAATATATGAAATGTATGGAGATAGAGCTTATGACTACTTAGATAAAGCAAAAAATAAAGGAGGAATTTAATTTTCTCCTTTTTTTTATCAAATTATTTTTTTATATATAAAATTTTTACGTATCTTTGTCCGATAATTCACTAAAGATATGATAAAATACATAAAACGAAAATTAAAACGTAGAGCTGTTAGAAAGAAACTATTAGAGTTACAGATATTATACGATGTTGTTGACCCGGGAAGATTGGCGGATATCAATGATTGTAAATTTATTTTCCGTAATGTCTTACGACATTCCAATTCCATTTATGAAATTGCTCCACTATCTGACCATAGAATTATAGAAAATAAAAAATTAGGTGTATTCATTATCTTAGACGATAAAAAAATTACAATAATCAATCACGTTTGTTATTATAGTAATATCCCCCTTACTGATAGAGATTGGAAGAAAATGTCCAATATGTATGATAACAAAGTGCAACAAAATAGAATGCAACGTATTGAACAAATGAAATCCCAAGTGGAACATTCATTATCAAAATTAAAGAATAGAATCTTAATTAAATCAAAAACCCCCACTGTTGAGTAGGGGTTTGTTATTTAAAACATATCTTCAAGACTCTGTAAGTGTTTCTTAACGATATCCAAGTCACTAATGTCCGTATACGTCATTCCTCGACTCTTTAAGGTTTGTATTTCTCTGTGTAGGTGTGATGTCATTTGTCTAACCATATTTGACATTGATGGATAATTTTTAATCATATTATCTAGATAATAAACATCCTCAGGCAATTTTAACACATCACCAATTTTTTTAACCCAATCCTTACCGTAATTATCGGCATCCATTTCCATATCCCAATAGATTTTATAAAATTCCTCAAAATCCTCAATATCCCCCATATAGGAATCCTTCAAATCAAATTCACTCATCTGTTGTTCGTGCCTTAATTCGTGGAATAAAATATAAACAAATGATGCAAAATTTGGAAACATTTCAGGTGAACATAAAATAATTGCCTTATTTGTTCTAACCCCTTTAAATCCGGTGTTACAAGAATTCAATACTTTTATAACATATCCCCTATCTTGAACAAAATCTTTTATCTTCTCAGAAATCAAATCATATTCCTTCATTTTATCCTCAGGAATATCCTTTCTAAACTTATCAATAACTCTGTCGTAATTAGAGGACATTTTTAGTCCATTTGGGACAATATCTCCCAATATGGTGCCTTCGGTTATCTCAACCCATTCTTTAACCGTATGAACGTCGTGTGTGTCTATATCATAACTTCCGTCAACACCTTTCTCCCACATACCAATAACACGTTCAACATTATTTTTTATATGTTTACCTTTAGCTTTTTTATTATGGTGATTATCAACATCAATACTAAAAGGAAATAATTCAGTCTTTCTCCATTTTTTTAATCCTAACTCAATTGGACCATTGTATTCACCGGCATTACTAGCCAACGTATTTTCTTTAATTGGAACAACTTTTAAATTTTTCTTACCGGGTGTTTGATTAATGTTGTTACCCTCTTCATCACTATTGGTCGAATCAGGGTGTTTCGTCATATAATTAGTTACCTTTCTTGCCTTCCCCTCTATCTTCTTAATCTGTTTCTTTGTTTCATCCATCGAACCATCATAACTATCAAATTCCAATTCAGGATTATCATACTTAGATACCGATGTCGTAAACGGACCCATTTGAGATTTTTTGAATTTTCTAATACCCACTTGAAGAGGTGCTATAAACGAACCTCTAGTTCCACTCTCTCCGGTAGCCTCTTTAATCTGTATTTTGTTATTTTTGTTCATATACTTATAAATATCAAACAAATTAAAAAAATGGAAGAACCTCAATTATTCGGAAAGCTATTTGAATCAATACCAATCCAATCTGAAGAACACTTAGATGCCATACTTGAAACTATGGATAAAGAACACGGAATATACTATCTAACCCAAGCCGTTAAATACGCATATCAATCCGGAATATTCTCATTAGGAGAATGTGAAGTATTATCAAAAGCAATTAGAGTAACCGCCAAAAAAGAAAAAGACGTAGAATAACGTCTTTTTTTATATAAAAATTTTGGCAGTTAAAATATTATATTTATATTTGTCAAACAAAACACAAACACTATGAAAAAGTTATTCTTATTATCGTTATTACTTATCGGAACATTAACCTCTGTGGCTCAAGTTAAACCAAAAACAAAAGACATTGACAAAGATGCCAACGTCTTGATGGATTCGTTATCTAAAGTTTATAACAAAAAAGTTTTTTCTATAATGAAAATTACTAAAAACGATACTATCAAAACCTATATTGCCTACGCAAAAGATAATAAATTAACTTATGAGTTAATTAGTTCAAAACGAATTAATTAATACAACGACCTACTAACCCGTAACCTGTTTTAATTGTTCCGGTTCCAATAGGTGAATATACTTTGATTTTTTTATCATTATTTGGTGAATCAAATTGAACTGTGGTTCCCGCATTCGATAATTTATAAATAACAAACTCTGTTCGCCCTTTTTTAATCATACCCGCCATAGCTTTTAACCCCGGTTCTATCTCACTACCCATTTTTTGATAACTACGTGAATTGGGGTCATTCAATAATTGTTTAACCAAATCAGCATAATCTGTAACTGTTATCGTTAATATTTCACTACCTGAAACCGCAACCGGGTTAGTTTGACTTACCAAAGTTAAAAGATAAACATATAGTGGAGTATATTTCCAATCCGGGTATTTACTAACGTCACCCGTAATATACCCTGTGTCCGTTTCTATTTTACCCTGACTATCCATAATAACCAATCTATCCGGAATCTGTCCCGGAGTAAATGTAACTTCCCCTTTACCTTCTAAAATCTCATCAGTTGTTACATAATCTAAATTAGGGTCCCCTTGACCAGCTTCAACATCTAAAACAAAATTACACTTTGAACCACTACCTGTGATAGTAAAGTTTACAAATTGCTCACCACTATATAATTTAATCTTATCAGGATTTTTATTATCACCTTTAGTCTTATCATATGGTGTTTTACCTAAAGATACTTGACTAACATCTGTAGGAACTTTAATAGTTAAAACACCATTTTTAATTAAATCTTGAAATACTTCTTCAAAATACCCTTTCACAGAATTAGCTCTCGCCAATGCTAAACTACCCTTTTCTTCAAATCCTTTTGGATTCGTAACATTAGATTCCCCTGCAGTAATAGTTATAACAAAATTTTTACCACCATCATCCTTGATAAATTTATCAATTTGAGGTTTTAATGAAATTATTTTTGACTTAACATTTGGAGAATCAACCTGACCATAAGCAAATTTATCACCAACATTTTGAACCGGAAAAGTAGTGTTAGTCGATTTTGATGTAGTTGTCGAATGATATTGGGGTTGAACAACCTGTTCTAACGTTAAATATTGTCGTTTTGTTGCACTCTCGTGAAGATTTAATATTCTACTTCTTTCCTCACTCGATATCTCAAATAAATTGTTCATATTTTTCTTTTTATATAAATACCTCAGTATTTAAAAAACTTTATTTGATTTACGAATATTCTCCTCACCCCACATTGGTTGAAGGTTATCCAAACACCAACATCTCATAAATTCCTCGTCACCCATCTCTTGTATATCAAAAGATGTAATTGGTAGTTTATGGTCCACGTGCCAAATTCCATAGTTATCCCACGTCATATCATCCTTAAATTGTTTTTCTAAATGATTAATCAATTCCTCCGGACTATATTGTAGAACATCAAAGTAATGTCCATATTTGTCTACATTACTTTCTTTTAATACTGTCCATATTGCAGTTCTGAAATTGGTGATTAGTTTATAGAGGGGGTCAGTATCTTTACGATGTTTTTCATACTTACGTTTATATTCTCTATGTTTATCAATATTTTTTTCTCTCCATTTTTGATGGTAATCATTTAGACGGTCTCTATTATCTTTTTGCCAATCAGAAAAATATTGTAATCGTTTTTCTCTATTTTTAAGATAATGTCGTTTATCTGATTCAGATTTCCCACCCTTATATTTTCTACCGGAGATACCGACAATAGCACCATTTTCTTTTAATGTTCGTAACACAACTTGTTTGTTAATATTTAATTTTTCAGATATAGATGGAGAGCCTAACATCTCATCATTATATAATCTCAAAATTTCATCAACAACTGATTTTTCTAATAGTATTTTCTTCATATATTATAAATACAACCATAAACTTGATTGTTTACAAATATACATAAAAAAAAGGGACATATAGTCCCTTTTTGTTAAATATTTTAAGATTTTGATTATCTCAATTCTCTTAAATCGAATGTTCTAACACCATCTACAGTAATTCTGCCGTAAAATCTATTATTCACCATCTTTTTCGCGTAACGAGTCATTATACCTTTAATCGGTGTAAAGTTGAATGGGTTGTACATTGTAGGTGTTAATTGTAATGGTACATACGGAGCGTAGATGTATCCTGTATCAAGTAACGATGTTCCTTTGTGTCCAATTAACACTTGGTTAGCTGGGAAGTAAGGGTCACGATATACTTGGTAACGTCCTGCTAATGTTCCAACTCTTTCAATACCCATATTATATTGGTCTTGTTCAGGTGAAGCATTAGATACGTGGAAGTATTCTAAGTCATCCATAATCGCTGAAACCTCAGAAGATACTACAATCCAGTTAGCTCCACCTCTTAAAGTAGATTTGTGGATTTGTGCTGACAATTGGTTAATTGCAGTAATCAAAGTTTGGTTCCAATCTTTTTGTGTATAGTTTGTTGTTGAAGAGATTCTTCTCCAACCATTGTAATCCCAACGTAAGTTCCATGCCGCACCTTTACGTAAATCTCTTAAGATTTCACGGTCGATTTCAGCCGCAACTTGTTCAGATAATAAAGCTGTTAATTCAGCCTCAGCATCGATGTTGTGGAAAGCTGCAACGTCTTGAGCTAACTCAGGAGACCATTGTGCTCTTAATTTTCTTTCTGTAACAGATACAGTAACTGAATCTAATTCGAAAGAAACCTCACCGATTTTATCTTCAAATTCCATATCAGCGTAACGTCTGTAAACAGCAGTAAACCCAGTTGATGGTAATACTCCGATAGTTGTTCCTGTATAACCGTCTAATGTGTCACCACAAGAAGGACAAGTTGGACAAGATAAATCAACTTCTAAGTAGATGATTCCTGCAGGAGAACAAGTATCATTGTAAGTACCGTTATTACCTGTAGTTGCAAATGATGTAGTTCCTCTTCCGTTTAATCCTGAAACGATACCTTCACCATATTGTTGAGTAACAACTCTAAACAATAATGAGTTTATTCCGGTAGACCCACTTACAACACTACAAGGTGATGTTGTTGAAGTCCATGCAGTTGTAGAATCACTGTAGATTCTTAAATCAGATAAGAAAGTTTCAGTATCAACTTCATTACCGTCTGGTCCGATTAATTTACCTGTACCAGCAGTTGTGAATCCTGATAATGCTACGATTACTTTTCTAATGTTTTTTCCATTGAATTGGTTAGCTAATGCAGTTGCGTCAGCAACAACTAAACTACCATTTGACCAAACCATAACTGTTGTTGGTTTAGTAACTGCCGACCATTGTCCTTTAGAGTAGTCAAACAATCCTGGAGGGTCTAATTGACCTTCGTTTCCTTCATAGAATAAATCATAAAGATTTTTCTTGAATGCGTTTGCTCCTGTGTAACCAGCTCCTGATTGACCATCAGCCGCAGTTTGTCCATCAGCCGCACCAATTGGTCCGTAGTGAGTACCACCACCTAATTGAGTTCCTAAGATAGTTTCTTGACCTGATTGGTAACCTTGAATTTTAGGTACGAAGAAGAACAATTTACCGATTGGTAAGTTCATAGCTTGTACTGATACGATTTCATTCGCAAGTAATTTAGAGAATACTCTTCTTACGATAGGGAATACAACCGTTTCGAATGAACCGTTTGAACCTTCACCTGTAGCTTCGTTTATTAAGAAAGACGCTTGGTTCTCATATAACTGAGCTACGTTTTCTCTCATGTGTCCTTTAAGACCTTCTAGGAATCCTAATTTATCCCATTTGTTGATTGTGTCTTCTTTGATAACT